ACGAGTTCCCGTCAGAACGGATATTGAGAATTGCACAACGGACAAATGCGGCAATGTCTCAAGGTTATGAGATTCCACTTATGTCCGATCATAGCAAGCAATTGATCGGGGCGGACGGTGAACTCAAGAAACTTGGGATTTTTGTTAGTCCTTTCGAGTGTCGGGTTATCCGTCAAGAGGATTTACCCAACCCAAAAATGCAACACTTAATCGGAAAATTAGGTGCATTTTCCAGGGTTAATATTCTTAATAAGGTTAACGAAGTCCGATCAAAACTAATTAATCTTTTAAGTCCGGGCGTTGATCTAAAACTTGAAAGGTTAGCAGAAGTATCCGCCGTTGCTTTTCCTGCTATTCACGGCCCCGCGCTTTTCGCTGCGTCATCTACTGTTCAAGACTTGAGTTTTGCTTCAGTCAAAGAGGAGCAGGGAACGTTTAAGCGACAAAGAGAGGACTTGCTAGAGGAGTTTGAAATCCTATTACAAACCATCCAACGGATTCAAAAAGCCTCACCTGAACAATTGGTAGCGGTAACTCCTGAGCAATTGTTATCAACTGCGATTGACGAATTTACGGCAGAAATTAAGCAATATTTTGGGCTTGATAATTTGAGTCAATCAATAAATCAAGAACCGGAATCGCCGTACAATTCAAGCCCTTATGCTAATGAATTAATTAAAGGGCAAGCCACTTATTCCCTGGGTAACACTACTTCTAATTTTGGTGAGACGGGGTTAAGGCGACGGAGAAAGAACCGATAATTTTGTTATTTTCACACTAAGTATTTAAGGAGACAAAAATGAGTTATTACCAATACGAACCGCCTGTAGCTATGTTTTCTATGGCAGAAGTTGATAAATATAATAATTATCAAAACGGTGCGGGTATTGCTGTTTTTGCAAAAGATCCGTTTGGGCCAGGGCCGGGATGGAGAGCTAAAGAAGCAGTTAAAGGCTTCCCTCGTACTGTTGGTCGAGCCGCAGGAAAAGGGATGGGTGTTGCAGGAAAAGGTGTGCAATCGGCTGGCAATGCTGCGGGTACGGGCGCGAGAAAGTTAGGTATTTTGATGAGAAAGAATCCGACACTAGCTGGTGCAGGTATCTTGGGTGCTGCTGCGATTGGTGCTGGGGCTGGTGGGGTAATGTTTATGCGTCGCCGTCGTAGCAAAACCGGAAAAATGATTGTTGAACAAGTGAGACGCTAATGATTATTGTCAGAAGGGTTAGGCACAAAGAATCCATTGCCAGTTTCTCTGGTCGTTATTGGGATTGGGATAAAGATGTTTGGGTAGAAGACCCGAAATACTCGCAAACAAATCCCAAAACAGTACCTAAATCTGGATCAAACTCAAAAGCGGTATTAGCAGGTCTAGCTGCTGCGGGTTTAGTAGGTGCAGGAGCTTACTTTATTGGGAGACGAAAATCATCTAAAGGTAAACAAATTATTGAGAGGGTTAGACGCTAATGCAAAAGACAAAAGTAGAGGTACGCCGTGCCAATATTCTCTCAAATTGAAGTTAATAAATATCAGAAATATGCCAATTTTGGGGTAAAAACAGAAGTTGTTGATAGCGACCCTTGGGGTGGTGGATATCCTAAAAAAGCAAAGGGCGCTGATATTTTTGACAGAGTTGGAAATAGAGTTGCGGATTGGGCTGAAGCTCCTCATCAAAATGCGGTTAAGAAAGTGAATGACGCACTTAGGGAACAGCTTAAACAAAACTCTCGCGCAACCATTCATCCGGCTGACGCAAAAAAACTGACTGAACTTTATAATCGAGCGGAATCTTTTAGGAGACACTCTCGCTCGGTTGGAAAACTAGCTGTTGGCGGTGCTGCTGGATTGGGTCTACTTGCTGCGGGTGCGGCTGTCGCTGGGGGTGCAACGTTCATGCGTCGTCGTCGAACTAAAAAAGGCAAGATTGTTGTTGAACAAGTTAGGAGAAAACAATGATCATTGTTCGTAGGACTAGACCCGCCAAATCCGCGCTGTTTGCTACTTATGCACTTCCAGAAGGGCGTAGGAGTAAGGGTGATGACAGGAAACAAAGGAGGGCTACGAAAACATACGCAAGGCGTGGTTATGAACGGGGTTGGCAATCTTTGGATAGAGACTTATGGACAGGGAACCCGTCGAGAGTTATCCGTGTAGGAGGGGAGTCTGCAACTCCAACACCAAAATCTTATACCGAAAACTTAACCCCTCGTCAAAAAGAGCTAACACAAGAAGCTGAAAGACTGCGCCAGAAATTAAATGATTCTTTCAAGGAAACACAAGAAAGGGTAAATCAAAAAGTTCATGTAGAACCGCCTAAGTTTAACCTCACGGAAAAAGATGTACCTAAAAAAATACCAACAAAGCTATTACTAGCTGGTTTGGGTGTTGCTGGGTTGGTCGGTGCGGGTGCGTTCTTCACCCGAAGGCGTAGGTCTAAAAATGGAAAAATAGTGGTCGAACAAGTTAGGAGAAAAGCATGATTATTGTAAGACGAAGGGTAAGCAATGAAGCAAACTTTGGACTCGTTGATCTAATTAAAGAGCCTTTTCGTAAGTACGGGCGATATCTTGCTGAAAAGGCAAAGGATAGAGCAGGTGCAGCCATGCAAGAAGTTGTCAAGAATCCGAGTGCTGCTAACACTAAAAATGCTGCCAACTTAAACGCTGCCGCTAGTTGGGCAAAACAGAACCCAGGAAAGTTAGGTGCTTACAGGGTTGCCCCATTAGCTGCTGCTTTTATTGGAGGTGGCATGATTGCAGCCGGATCAAAAAGTTTCACCCGCCGTCGTCGTACCAAAAACGGAAAAATCGTTGTTGAGCAAGTAAATAGAAAATGATAATTGTTAGGAGGTTTGTTAAGTCTAAATCATCTGCTAATTTTGCCTATGCTCCTGATTTCAAAAATATGTATTGGGATGAGGCTGAGGAGGCTAGGGCTAAAGCAAATAAGTCTAAAATAGATCCTAGATTATTGTTAGCAGGATTGGGTGTAGCTGGTGCGGTTGGTGCGGGTGCTTACTTTATCCGTAGGCGTAGATCCAAAAACGGTAAACAGATTGTCGAGAGGGTTAAACGATGATAATTATTAGAAGGGGTGCTAATCGAAATCAATATACAAATCATTTAACGGCTCAATTCGGATTTTATGATTGGCTTGGAAGAAAAGGAGGTGATGTTCTGGAATGGCAAATTAACAACTTTCAAAAAAGAAACCCGCAATATTACAATAACCCCGATTTCAAAAATGAGACAGATGAGTATATTAATCGAGTCAACAGATTCAGAGCCGATCCCCAAGAGAACCGTGCGTTTGGCAAGCGTATAGCAGGAATCTACGGGAAAATGGCTTTAGGAATTGCAGCTACTGGTGCTGTTGTCGGTGCTGGTATGTACTTTACTAGAAAACGAAAAACCAAAAACGGTAAAGTAGTTGTTGAGAGGGTGAAAAAACGATGATAATTATAAGAAGAATAAGATCCCCTTCTTTAGCTCAATTTGGTTTTAATCCGTTTGGTCGAATAGAACGGGTAAATAAAGGGGCAGAACGTCAAAGAATAACCTTGCAAAAGGCTTTAGATTCTGCAAAATCTGAGGGCAAAAATCTTCGAGATCCCAAGGTTTTAAGACAGGTTATGCTCCCTGTTGCCCAAGCCAATAAAGGTCGAACTGGCGGATCTGCTTTCACTCGAAGGCGGAAAACCAAAAAGGGCAAAATAATCATAGAACGGGTAAACAGAAAATGATTATTATTAGGAAGGTTAAACATCGAAATCAATTAGCTTCTTTCAATGCCTTACTATATGGTACGGCTGCAATTGGAGGTGTGCTTTATATGGTCGTAGTCAACTCAGGCAAAACAATAGAGAATACCTTGAAAAACGCCCAAAAGTTAAGCAAGGACTTCTCATCTTGACAAGACCTGAAGCTGCTATCGGTATCGGCATAGGAAAAACGTTTTCCCGTCGTTGCCGTACCAAAAATGGAAAAATCGTTGTAGAACAAGTTAGGAGGAAATAAAGTGGATTCACTTAGTCAAATTCAAGCAATCTTAGAGTCAACAACTTTCGAGGAAGTTCACGATTCAGCAGAAACATTTTCGGCATTTCTTGAATTAGCTCAATCTGCCCTTGATCAAGAGGATAGGGAAGTTTTGGGCGAAGAAGAAATGGATGATGTAATCGCTGAAGGGATTGAAGATTTTGCTTCTACTCTTTATCAAATTTTTGGAATTGACGTAGAAGAATCTCGAATGGAAGATGAAGGCGAGATGGAAGATGAAGATGAGATGGAAGAATACTCCCAAAACATGGGATATGTTGCTTCTTTTTCTCAGGGATTTGGTCAAACTTTAGCGGGTTTGATTGAGCAACGTTTCAACTCAATTGATGATGGTGTTGCTGTTGTCAGTGAGATCACCGGATTAGACGGGCGAGATATTTCTAGCCTGTTTGATGGGACGCTGGCAATCGAACCCGAAACCGCCGCCGAATTAGCAGACGCTTTTCAGTTAAACGGTCAAGATTATAACGATTTCGTTAATCTGGCTGCCAATGCTTTTACTGAGTTAGGGGGATCTCCCAATGATTCTTATTCCCTCAGTGAAGGCATTCATGCTGAACCCGTTGTCACCATGAATGCTGACATCGGACTCCGTGCCGAATTTGAAGCCCTCAAGGAACGGCAAGCCATTGGAGAAACCCTCCGAGCTATCGAACGGCAATGTGATCAGATGATTGCCGCTGGGATTTTAACAACCCATGAGCGCCGACTGCTGATTGGAGAATTTGAAACGGGTCAAGATCGGACGGCTCAATTTTCCTCGGCTTGTGAAGGGTTAAGCGTCCCACCGGGTCAACAGTTAGATCGTCTGCAATATTACCTTTATATTGCCAACGCTCGCGGCCCTATCGCTCAATTTGGACAAATGGCTAACGACCCGATTGACACAGACTTCTCCCATGAAGATGTGCAGTCCATTCAATCATTCCGCACCCGCAATGGATACGTTTAGGAGTAACAAATGAAAGTAACCCGTTTTTATTCAGACCCCCCAGTTATCGCGGTTAATACCAATACCGAAGCCGCGTTTTCTTGCTGCTTAGAGGAGTCGGACATCCCATCTATTGCAGGATCTAAATCCGTTCCTGCGGGTGTTTTTCTTGCTAAGAAATCTACAGGCGGTCATCGTCCTTTAGGTCGGGCTAAGATTCTCGCTCCCTATGTTTCCGGCGAAACTGTTGTAATTGTGGAATGCCCCCAGGTTTTCAAGATTGGAGATGTACTTCGCTACATTGCAGCACCAGGGGTTTCACGGTACACAGAAGAAACCGCTATTCGTGCAGCTACAGCCCCGCTATTTGGGACTGTGACGGGTATTGATTCTTTGACTCAAAGACAAGTTACAACCGTTACCTTTGCTTCGGTTGCTGTTGGCAATATCTTTACCGTTTCCATCAATGACGCTCCGATTTCATTCGTTGCCACGGCTGCATCAAATCAGAACGTTGCCGATGGTCTAAAAGCGGCTATCACCAAAGCACAATCTGGGTCTTCTCCCTTAGAAGAAATCCGAGTAACAACTCCGGGCGGTGTTTTGACACTGACTACAGACCAGGAAGGAATCATCTTTACCACGGCTGTAACGGTAGCTCAGGGCGTTGCTAACACTTTAGGGACTGCGGTTGCTGATGTGACCACTGCAATCGGAACCTTGACGATCACCCCTCAAGGTGGTAACGCCTCCCTAGCTATTGGAGCCAAGATCGGCACGATTGGGGATGTTGTTGTCGGAGTGTTGAATAGCACTATCTCGCTCTATGACGGAGATCAGTTTATCGCTCCATACTCAGGTGGTGTCGTTTATATTAATGCGTTGCCATACATTGACGGTGACATCCAAAGCCAACTGCCGAAACTAACTTTTATTCCTTAACGGAGGGACTTGATTAATGTATATTGCAGATTTCTTAAATAACGTATCGGCTGCGCAGGTTCAACTCCTGTATGAAGATACTTTTCAATTCTTGATTGACCCAGATAAAGAATCCCTCCTACAACGGATGGGCAAAAAACCCGACCCCGGCGTTCTGAGTCAATACAAACTGATGGATGATTTTGTCACCCTTGAGTTTTCCGATGACCCTGATGTGTTGGCATATCTTGTTAAACAAAACCTAGCAATCGCTTCCGTGATTTCCGTTGATGGTGAGGTTGTCTCAACGGGTGCAGGAAGTCTAATTAAGTTTGATGGAGACTTCTTTAAGCTGGCGATCGCCCACAACTGGGATGAGAAAAAGCAGGAGCAAATGCTGAAGTTTAAACGGATGTTACCGGGCAATATGTCCCAGACATTCATTGATATGCTTTACGGCTCCGTCGCTAGTTTGCAGCCACGGGTGATCAAACTAGCCAACGTCTTAACTTGGCAAGTTTTACAGTCGGGTCAAGTTAGTTATACCGACCCCCGATCCGGTGTAACGGCTAAATTGGCTTATACCACTACAGCCGATCAGTATCCTACAGCCTTATCTGGGACGGCTAAATGGGATGCTTACACTACAGCCACAGGGTTGCAGGATATTGAAGATCACTTACTCAACTTCTACGACAAGAAAGGATATTACCCCGACAAGATTGTGATGTCTAATCGGTTGGCTATCCATTTAAGCCGTCAAGAATCAACCCGTAACCGAGCGTTATCTACTGGGATGTTGTCTAATGTTCCGGCTGCGGGTGTGGCTAGTGCCGTTTCCCCTGAGATTCTAATGCGGGTTGTCCCTCAACTGGCAATGTCCAAAACTCAATTAGAGATTTACGATGCTCAGTATGAGATCGAAACCGCGCCGGGTCAAACGGTCAAAGGTCGTTACCTGAATGACAATGCCTACTGTTTCCTGACTGCTGGCATGGGCAAAAGATTATTCGGCCCCACGATTGAGAATGAAGGGAGATCGGGTTTATTTGTGAAGACTGAACAATTGCAAACATCCCCACCCCGTGACCGTTCCTACTGCGTTGGCAAAATGGTTCCTTTCTTCCCACAGCCTGACTTATTAGGAGGTCGGACAGTCGCATGATAGATACCACTAGACCTGTAAAACTTCTCAAAATGGCGGTCAATCGAGGGAATGTCTATCACCCTCGAATCTATAACCCTGGCGAATTACCAGAGGAAGTGTTAGCACGGGTTGATATTTTGCAACAGGATGAACCAAAAAACCCTGATGCAGTATTAACCCCAACTATCAATAACTCGGACGTGAAAGTTGAGAATAGCATCTCATTCTCGGTAGAAGCTCCGAGTACAATTCCCAAAGCCTTTCCCACTGAAACCGTTGTTGTTGGTGCTGTTTTACCCAAAACAGATATTAATAAAGCCACGATTGACGAGCTTTCTAAATTGCCAGGTGTTGGTGCTGCGATCGCCACTAAACTTGACAAAGCACGGGAGCAACAACCCTTTACCTCTGTTGAGGATTTAGATACAAGAATCCCACTTAGAGGGAAGTCTTGGGACGAATTAAAAGAATCTATTTTGATCCAATGATTTACACAACTCCTGACCGCATAGCTCGAATATTAAGAGGGAGGCTTGAACTCAGTACAACCGCGTCGGGTGTTCCCTTTGGATCTAGCTTTGGTGCTAAGGAAGTTGACCTGGAATTGTTGGATCAAAAAGGCAGTCAAATTGAGGCTCAGGTAAATTCAATTCTTAACTTTGTTTATGAGTTGCCAATACCTTCAAATGCCCGCGATGCCTTACAGATTATTAGTTCTATTGTTGAGGATTTGACGGTCGCTTCCCTTGCGGTGGTGCATTTTCAACAGATGCAAAACCCACAAATGGGGGGAGATATGGGATTTGGGGCTATCCTTTACCGGAATGCTTTGTACACCCTTAGACAGTATGTAGCGGGTTATCAATTAGATTTCAACATCCCGGGTTTACCTCCTCCTATGGTTAACCCGATGATGCCAACACAAACCTTGAAGTTGCCCGGCGTTAAGTTGAAAGTTTTGACCCCAGGAACATATACCCGTCAAACCACAATTGTTGCTCAAAAGAATCCCTGCCAAGCTGATAAAATTAATTGGAGTTAAAAAGAAAAATTAATTATGATCAATGCTTTTGTAGATAGAGCGCCGTTAAATGGATTTATATTAGAAAGACAGAGGACAATCCCCGTCACTGTTACAGTAACGGGGACGGGGTTAACGGGTGGGAAACTTAAATTCGTAGCTAAAGATTTGATTGCTTTGCCCGACTTAGATGATTCCCGATCTAAGATTATTAAGACTACCCCGACTCAAATTGTTGTTGATACTGAAGCTAGTAATAGTCAAAGGATTGTGGCTCGATTTGATATAGGGCCGTTAGACACTAATGCGTTAACAGTTGATACCCTTTATTGGGGTATTCAGTTTGAAACTTCGGTCGGTGTGATTCCTTTTAACGAATTACAAGGGATTCTAAAGATTGAAAATGATCGGGTTAAAACTTTAGTTTAAAGGTGCGAGGATTAAATGATTGACTTTCCAACTTTGTTTCCGAGTCTTGTTAAATACATCCCGAACTGGATGGAAAAGTTCTATCCTCGCATAGCACAATTCGCACGGGGTGAGGGATATCCCTGTGGCAATAAAGGGGTTTTTATCCCGCGTCGTAATAAGTGTTGGACGCATCCCAAAACGGGTAATAGACTCAAGCAACCTCTGACTTATCAAAAGTATCAAGAGGCTAAAGAAAAGAGTCAGAAAAGCCGTACAGAAGCGGGTAGAACGGCTTTACAAAACCGTGAGCAAGGTTTTAAAGATAAGGCACGGGAGAAGGCTAAGGGGTGGCAGAATAAAACACCCGATTCAGGCGTAAGCGAGAGAGCGATCGCAGATATAGGAAAGGTTAAATCTGGACAGATATTGCTTAACGAAAAAGAGAGATACAGATTACAACATGACAGGGGGATGTATCTATTAAACGATCCAAAACTGTCAGCTAGACAGGGCGGAACATCAAAAAAACTAACCGAAAAAGAAGCTACGGATTTTCTGGCGGAACAGTACGAAAAAGGGGAAACCAAATACACGCCTAATAGAGAATACCTTGGCGGTGTTGGGCATAAGTTGTTTATAGATTCAAACACCCCAGAAGGAAAGGCTTTATTAGAGGCTGAGGAATTAGTTAAAAAAACTAAAAAAACTAGCTCAAATTATCGTGTTGCTGTAGATTTTAAAAATGTTGCTACAGTTGACTATATTGCAAAACGTTCAGCTAATTCGCCAACTAAAGAACAACAGGAATATAACAATAAACAACCCGATAAAATTGAATTAGAAAAAGGTATGGGATTATCTGAAGGATGGAGGTCTGAGAATGCTAAAAGGCGTTACTCTGGCAAGTCTGAGGATATAACCGCTCACAATGATGTTACTGGTATTCCCTGGAAAGTTACATCATCTAATGGCAGGGAAGATGTCATCGTGGGTGCAAAAGTGTCAGATAGTTATGATGGAGAAAAAAGACAACTCACGCTGCACAAATCCGATGGCACTATGTCGTTTAGTCCTTTTGCTAAAAATGATAAAGAAAAAGAAAATAGAGCAAAAAGGTTAGTTAAAGAAATCACTCAGGGCAAATCCCAAAACGTTAACATTGACGATATCAATTCAATGATTGATAGTGGAAAGCTACCCAAACCATCCCTAAATTCAACAGGGGTTAAGGGTGCGGGGGGTAAATCGGTTGATCAACAATATAAGGATATTATTGCTAAGTCGAAAGATCCAAAGGGAACAGAGGAAGAAGTATCTATAGCATTAATGCGGGGGCTTCCTGATTTTCACAGAGATAATTATAACGAATATTCGACTGCAATAAAAAATAATACTGTTCCAAAAGGGTACGAAAGTCATTATCAATCGCAAGTCGATAGATTTAAGCCTGTTGTTGATAATGAAGACTTTATAAATGAGAGACGAAAAAAAGCAATAAAAGGGGATTATGAAACAGAAGGAGAGGCGAGGGTTTATGTTCTTAATAAGATGAAAGAAAAAGGCTATAAAGAGCATGAATATTATGATAGCCCTGATTACGAAAAGGATTACGATAAATTAAAAGGCGTGATGAAAACGAAGGATGTTCCGCCGCCGTTGTCTGGAAGTGTACCAAGCAAGGATTTAAGAAAAACATTAAATCCTGGGGATAAACTCTTTGTTAAGTCTTACGTTTCAGAAAGATTGAGTAATCCGTCTGATTATAAAATTGCGGATGGAGGGGAAGTTTTAAAAGTTAATATTAAAAATGCAAAAGTTAGAAATAGAGGAACCTCTTTAAACGGGAAGCCTTACGATGTTGAAGGTGTGGCTACTCTTGATGAGATTTCCCACATTATCCGAGATGGTAAACGTTACAAAGTAGATGATTCTGATAGTTCCCCTAATGACTTAGGAGTACAAGAGAAGGCAACTACCAAGAGACGCACTAAGAAAAAAGACTTTAATTCTAATCTTAAACTCGCTCAATTTGCAAAACCAGGATGCTGTTGTGATGCCTCCAAACCTTTAAGACGCCGGAAAACAAAGCAAACCCCTAGACTGAAAAGAAGGGGGACTCGATATGCTTGATCCTATATGTCTTAAATTAGCTAAATATTTGCAGGAGTGGTTAAATTCTGAACTTAAAAAGATTGACCCCAATCTGATCGCGTGTCGGGATACAGTTTGTTATGATGCCGTCAATCCTGACTTATCGCGGTTTCCATTACTCAAAGTTTATCGGTTATCTGACAACTTTGAGTATGGACACCCGAAAAGCCAAACCAGCTTTGTAATTTCCTATTGCCTATCATTCCCAGATCAGGAGCTTTTGCCGGGCATTTTGAGATGGGTTAGTTGGCAATTAAACGAAGCTCTAACTCAGTGGAAAGAGTCTAAGAACTGTTCCCCAATCATAGCACAAGGAGGCTTTAGATCCGAGTATAGAATCATGGTAAATGAACTATCTCAACCTGTCTATGCTTTCTTGCGTTTTAGCTTTACGGGAATTGATTATTTAGAGGATTAAAACAATGCAGTCACAACGCGATGCGGTAACTTTTCAATTTGTTGCTTCTACCAATGCAACCCTGAGAGATTTAAAAACCGGATTAATTTATAACTGGAAAACTCCATCAAACATCACCATTAACCCTAACCGCCAAACTCGGAAAACAACCCGACGCAACAACTTAGGGGAAAACATCACCGATGACATCTTGGTGCAAAGCTCCGACCCCGTGGCAACACTAACCTACTCAGGTTTTAACTTCGAGATGATGGCGTTTGCTATGGGCAAAAAACTTGAGAGTGGTACTTATGACGTCACCCAACCCTTTCAAGTTCAAGCTAAGACTGCTACCTATGCGGCTGCAACGACTGGACAGGTAGGCTTTGGTGTGGTAGCTGATGCTGAAACCTATGGCTCTAAAACTGATATCACAGGGGCTAAAAAATCAGTTCCTTTGACTCAACAACCTTATGCTTCTTTTACAGCGACAACCGCCGATACTTTTGCTGTTGGTGCTAATCGGGCTTTGAAGTTTTCCGATAACTTAGTTGAAGCTGGGGCGTTTATCACCCTTTCAATTAGTCGGTCAATCACTGGCAATTCTATGGGTGATCCTTTAAACGCTCATGAGTTTTCTGGTTTAGTTGTCGGGACTGACAAACGGGTAATGATTATATTTATCCCAGAGGTGATTATTGACCCATCTCAAGGTCAGTTTGATCCTAGCTCTGAACAGCTACAAATCCCCATGCAGATCATCCAACCCCTTGACTGGTGCGACCCGTTCAAACTAATTGACACCGCCGAAACCGTTTACTGTGCAGCTTAAAAATATGACTGAAATTAAAAAAAGACAACCCAGACGGACGGCAACAGTTAGCTATTACGATCCGATAACAGGGGAATTTATCACCTCTGAATTAATCACGGCTGCACCCTTTGTTAAATGGGGAAAAATTGCAGAAATTCAGAAGTTAATCCTTGAATTATATGTTGAGATTGGGGGATCTATTGGTGACTTATTTTGCCATGAAACCTTTATCCCATTGTGTCAACAATTATCAACATTAATTCCGGTTGTCGGTCAAACCCGCCCGATTGATTTTCAGGCTTTAGTTGATGCCGATGACTGGCCCCAAATTACCCGACTATTTGTTACCACGTCCTACGATGACGCTGGTAATCGAGATGTTGACGCTAAAGGCGAAGCCACGCTAATCGAACCCGGAACAATAGCGGATCTGCACAATCTCAATTTTTTGCAAATCCTAGTGGACAAAGAGAGGGAACGGCAGAAAATACGGGAGAAGGAACTCGCCGAATTAGAAGCAGTGGAAGTTACGAAATAGACCTATTAGCTCAGTTAGTAGAAGCCTACGAACCTCAAGGAGCGATCGCCCTCTCGAAAGAGTATCCGGCTGAGTTTCTTGAGTGTTTGTTGTTCCAAACTGTTGAACATCGGATGAGCGACGAGGATCGGGCAAAACGTCAAGCTGAGGAAACTTTGAAAGGTCAAAAAGCCGATCTCCTAAAACGGGAATTGAGGATCTCAATCTCAGGGGAACGGATGCCACGGATTCTGTCTATGGCTTCATTCTTTCCAGATGCCAACACGGGGGAAAATGGGGATTAAACTTAGCATTGATTCATCAGAAATCAACAAAGAAATTAAACGGATTGCAGGGTTTAAACTCAGGGCGGAAGATATCACCGCCGCCGCCCCCGCGATTCGTTTGATGATGCAAGAAGATGTAGATACCCGTTTCAATAACGCCCCATTAACAGAAGTTGGAGGGGATGTTTACGGGGGTGTTGAATGGCGATCACTCTCGGAATCTTATCTAGTCCAAAACCCTAGACGTTATGGGGGTCAAATCCTTAGAGACACGGGAGAACTTCAACAGTCATTAACAGCCGAGGGTCATCCCTACGGTGTTTTTGAAGTCACTGAATCACAGATAGTATTTGGGACAGCATTAGCCAAAGCCTCTCGATTACAACGTGATTTTCCGTTTATATTCTGGCATCCAATCTTATTAGAAAAGATTGCCAATTATTTAGTTAACTGGGTACAGGGAGGTTAAAACAATGGCAGACGCAACCGCTAGTTTAAAGTTAGGCTTAATTGATGATGGATTTGTTGCTGGTGTTTCAAGTGCATCAACTCAATTAACAAGTTTACAACTAGCTTCCACTGCGGTTGGTGCTGCCCTTCCCTTGCTTGAGAAAGGGTTAAGAGCTAATGCTACTCAATATTTATTGGGATCTAAAAATGCCGAACTCTTAGCAACAAATCTCGGTAAAATTGTTAACTCCAACAAAGAACTAGGAAGTCTATTAGGCAAGGCATCAAACATTGGATATTATGCGCTACAACTTACTACTTTAGCTAAGGGTGCGTCCGATGCCTACACTACCCTAAACAGGATTCCAGAAGCATTAGAACAAATGAATCGGTCGGGAGTTAGTACCGATTCCATTCAAGGGTTTATGACTCTAAGGGATGCTATATCAGGTAGTCAAGTTGCGGTTGAAAGTTTTGCTCAGGTAGCTGTTGCCAAACTCAACGCCGTTGAGAGTGCGTCCGCAAGGGTTGGGACTATCCTTAAATCCTCCACTGAGTTTACAGAATCGGGGACGGCAAGACGGGCAACGGCTACCGACTTAAATAAAAACAGGAAACAGATCCAAAAGTTACTCAGGGATAAATTAGATAATGCTGTCACCACAACCGACGCATTACTCGGACAATATGAAGTTTTGTCTGGGGGTTTTACTTCTGAAAAAACATCTCAACAGGTTGCAGAATCTGGCTTTAAATTATTAGGAATTGCCAAAGCAGGGGGTCAAGCTGCCGATCCTACTGCCACACTTCAGTTATTGACAAAAACCCTCCGGGCTTATGGTTTAGAAGCATCTCAAGCTAACAGAGTTTCGGCTATTTTAAATGGTACGGTAGAAAATGGGATTACCACGATTCAAGAATTATCCCAAACTTTCGGACAGGCTTCTCAAGTAGCTAAAACCGCAGGGATTAGTATTGAAGATTTAGCCGCAGCAACGGCAGTCTTAACCGCCCAAGGTACATCAACACCCGTGGCATTAACAGGTATTCAGGCTTTAGCTAGAAGTATTATTGATAAAACACCCGAAGCTGCAAAAGAGATCGCTAAACTACGAGATAAAGAAGGAAACCGGATTAGATTTGATATTAGAGAAGTTCAGCAAAAAGGGCTGGCAAAATCAGTTCAAGATATTTTTGAAGCGACGGGGGGAGATCAAACCAAGTTAGCTCAAATCCTACCAGATACCCTAGCTTATCGGACGGCGTTAGGTTTAAATTCCAACAAAGGACAGGACTTTACAAATGTCACAGCAAACATCAAAGCTAACGCCAACGTCACCAGTTTAGACGAAGTTTTTAAGGGTGCTACCGATGACAAGATTTCTAGGTTTCAAAAGATAGCCAACCGCTTTGAAGAAACAATAATCCAGTTAGGAGAATCATTAGCACCTGTATTTGAACCTGGACTTAAATATTTAGAACAGGCAAGTAAATTAGTTGCCAATATTCCCGACCCGATTAAGAAGGCTATCGGTGCTTATCTATCATTTCAAATTCAAACTAAAACGGTCGGATTAGCATTCAAACAACTATCGGGCGCTGTAATTTCTGTACTCGGTAACTTTGCTTTACTGCGAGTCATTAACTTGGTAATCACAGGTCAATTTGGTAAACAAGTTGCCGTGATTAAAGATTTAATCTTACAGAAGAAAGGACTCGGTGCAGTTGTTAAGCAATTGTTAGGATTTGATCAATCTCGATTATTAGTAACTAAAGAAGCAACGGACGCTATTGTTAAAGAAGGGGTAATTCAAAAAACCGTAAACGCTGCCAGAGAACAAGCTAACAATATTATTAAAAAGAATATTAAGGGATTTGTTGACCAAACAGAAGTAGTTAAAAATAGCGGTGTAGTAATCAATAGCACTAAGGGTAAATTTGCTGAATTTGTTGAGGCAATCAAAGGTACAACGGTTGGCAAAAAGATTGAGGAAATCACAGGAAAGTTTTCGGGTCAAAAAGCTGCAATTCAAGAATTAACCAAAAAGACGCAGGAATATTTTAATACCCTTAAAAATACAGCAGGTGAAGGGATTGAAAAAATAAAAAGCCCTCAACCGTCTGAGATGGATCGGCAAGTTGAAGCCTATGCTGCCAAAAGACGCGCTGAAATAGAGAAAAACATCCCAGATTCCCCCGATAGTTTTGGGGAAATGTTAGAGGTAGACCCCGAAGCAAAAAGGGAAACCAGACGGCGGGAATTATTGGCAGAACGGGAACGCAGAAATAAGATTAGACGGCAACAAAGGTTAGACAGTTTAATCCCAGACACAGAAGGGAAAACCTTTGGCGAAAGTTTTGGTATTGATTTACCCTTTGGAGACTTTGCAGAAATAGAAAATAGAGAAGCTAAAAACAAGCGTCGGCAGTTATTAGAAGATATCAGAACTAGACGGGCTGCCAGAGATGCGGGGGTTGCGTCTGTTGCCTCTAATGCCGTCGGTGATGGGTTATCCTTTGGTGATTTTCTGTCGGGTGGCGGTGATGCTCCGAGAGTAGATCGGGATTCATTGAGAGATCGGGCTGCGGGTCGGGGTTTTGGTAACTTAAACAGAACCAGGGAACGGTCGGCTATAGCTTCGCGTGCCATTGCTTCTCAGGTGTCTTTATTTGAATCCTTAAAATCTGTCTCAGGTAGTGCGTTCTCAGCTATTGGTAAGGGTGTCAAGTCTAGTTTTGGACTAATTATTGAGTTAGCCGGGGGAGCTATCACGGCACTCGGCCCTATTGTTCCATTAGGTTTGGCTATTGGTGCGGCGTTTGCACTTGCGGGCAAAGAAATTATTCATATTTTCGGCGGCGGTACTGCCAATAAAATCAGCAAAGGCATTGACGAGATAACTAAGGCACTCAAGGAATTAGAAAAGGAATCTGGAAAGGATGGGGCTTTATTGGAGTTTAAAGCCAATCTAGTTGCACTCTCGGAATCCAACACCGGAAACGCCGACGCACTCGATCCCCTCAAAAACAAATTAAACGAATTAAAAGAAGCTGGCAATCTTACCTCTGGACAATTCGCAACTATGTCCAAGGCTATGCAAAAAGCAGGGGAAGACGGAAAAGTCACGGCTCAGGAATTATCTATCTTACAGAATCAAATCGAGGCTTTCAGAGCAGGCGCACCGGGTGAAATTGAGAAGGGAATTGGTGATCGGATTGGCGAGGTTTTTTCGCTAGAGGGTTTAGGGAAAGCTACTAATTTTATAGGAAATCTTAACGCTGCGGTTATCACTACCCTTTACAACCCGTGGAAAGGTATTACGACTATTGACGAAGCTAACGCTAACCGAGAAGGCGATCGCTTAATCAAGATGCAATCTAAACTCAGAAACGAGATTTTAAATGAAGTTGGTGACAATACCACTGACACAATTAAACAAACTAAAGAACTTAACGCTGGTTTATTCCAAACAGAGGAAGCCAGAAAATTAGCATCAAAAGGATCACAAGTTCAGGGTGTTGTTCTGGAAAAAGAGAATAAGGAAACTAATGATTTAATTAAAGCCAACGAACTCTTAATATCTGGTTATCAATCCCAACAGAAAGAACGACAAAAACTACTTGATGAGACTACAGACACAGGATTAAAGGAACAAATAAAAGGTCAATTTGATAATGCTCAAAATCAAATTGATAACCTTCAAAAACGTACAGAGGCGTTAAAACAAGCTAGGGAACAAATCACCAAATATTATAATGAGACTCTACCAGTATTACAGCAAGCGGTGGTAGCTTCGTCTGTTAATCCATTAGAGGGAAATAACGCTTTAGATGATGCCTTCTCAGTGTTTAAAGAAAAATATATTGACAAGGGTAAAGTATTTTTAAAAGATGTCCAACAGCAAAGAACTGAAGGGCAAGCGGTACTAGATCAAATCCTGCAAAACTATGACCGGAATCTATTAAAAAGTGGTGATGTTGCCAACAAAGTTAAAGATGTTTTAGATAAGTCATTTATTACCTTAACCAAGGATGGAAAACAGATTAAGGGTTCTATTTTTGATATTGATACCCAGAAAAATTTAATCAGTCAAATCGCCCAATTTAGCTCTCAAGCGACGGCAGAAAGAATCTCCCAAATTGAGTTAGAATCTTCTACCGCAGTAACAGCCGGACAACTCCGTCAAGCCACAGAGGAAGATGTTATTAAGAAAACCTCTGGACTGCAACAGGAAAAACTAGGGTTACAGAAAAAACAACTTGAGTCAGAAATTGAACTCCGTTTACAATATGGAATCAAAGTTACCGACCTAGAGAATCAACTTAAACAGACAAACCTTGAGATTGCACAAGCTGAATTTAATGAACGGGAAAAGCTAATTCAGAAGCGATTAGAGCGTCAAATTCAGGCTATGGAAACCGAGAAAACCTTGATTTCTGCACAAGTAGCTGAACGGGGTTTGTCTGAAGAAGATGCTCAGACAAAAATGGCGGGTTTGCAGATTAAAGAATCTAAATTAAGAGCCGATGAATTAAAGCGTCAACTTGACCAATTCAAAGCTAACGGGGTTAAAAATGTAGAACTTGAGAATGAATACGCACAAGCTAGAAACCAAATTAGAGGAGCCGAAGCTAAGGAAAAAGAGCGATTAATTCAACAGGAATTGCAGGAGAAAATCAAATCTTTAGATATTGAACAATTGGCGGTTGAAGTCGGACTTTCTGAACGTACAACATCAGAAAAGAGTGCTCAAAATGCAATTAGTAAATATCGAATTGATCAAGAAAAACTAAAGTTAGCAGAATTAGATCGGCAATTAGAGGAATTAAAATCTAATGGCAGTAAGTCAGTTTCTTTAGAACAAGAGACTGCGATCGCTCGCTCTCGCGTTAGAAAAATGGAGGCAGACGAAAAAAACCGAGTAGAAGATTTGGATTTTGAAACCCAGAAAAAACAACTTGAGAATGAGAACCAACGGGCGGGATTAAGAAGACAGGCTTTAGAATCTGAATATGACTTACTCCAAAAACAAGCGCAACTTGTAGAAGCCATCACCAGCAGTAGGAATCAATTAGCTGACACTGAATCGCGTTATGTGCAATCACAGCTACAGAACCAAGCTAAGTTAACCCGTGACCCATTAAAACAAGCTGAAATTGAATTAAGAATAATTAAAGAAAGGGAAGTTGATTTAGTTCGGACTCAAAAAGCTGAATTAGAAAGTTTGGCTACCCGTCAAAAACTTGCAGATTTGGATTTAAAGCGTCAAGTTTTCCAGATTCAATCACAAAAACTTGAGGCGGAATCCCAGGCTCAAATCCTAAAATTTGAACTAGAAAGGGCAACCAGGCAAAAGAGATCGCCCGAAGAAATTGAGGCGATTAAACTTCAAATTCAAGGGAATAAACAACGGACTGAATCACTTACTCAACAACTAAACTTAACGGGTCAACAAATAAACCAACAGGGAGAAATAAACAAGAATGAACAAAAACGAGTTAGATTAACCCAACAGATTGAATCAGAGAATGCCAAAATTGAAAAGAAATTAGCCAAGCAAAAACTGATACAGGAACAGATTGATAAAGCTACCAAGCCGTTTGTTTTAAGTCAGCAACAAATCCAACAGGGATATGATAAACAGACGGCTGCACTGGAAAAACAGAATACAATCTTTAGCTTTCAAAAACAATTAATTGAGGCTAAACAACGGGCTATCAGTGACAGGTTGGGTATCGTTACCTCTGAACTGGGTTTAGCTTCCCAATTAATAGTTAACGATAAACAAAGACAGGTATTAGCTCAGGCGACGGCTACGATCAAATTAAAGGCGTTAGATCAGCAACAAAAAGCTGAGCGCGAGGTCTTGTTGCTTAATCAACAGCAAGCTAAAGTTCAGCAACAGATTGATGCTATTAAATTAAAAGGGCAACAGGCTCAAAATAAAGCTGAGGTAGCGCAGGCACAAGCTGATTTGGCTAAACTCGAAGCGTCAGGAGCTACACCAGAAGAAATCGTTGCGGGTCAAATGAATCTTGAAGCGAAGCTAATGGCAGGACAAGGATTAGCTTTGCAAGCCTCACTTTTACCCTTACAGTCTCAACTATTGGATTTTTCCCAACAACAGGAAATCATGAGTTTAGACCAAAAACAAAAGCTAGACCGGATGCAAGCTAAGTCTGAACTAGCTAACACATTGCCAGAGGGAAGACAGAAAGCACAACTAAAGCAATCAATTATCAATGAAGCCTTGAGTGATGTTTTTGGTAAGAATGTTACCGATTGGAACTATACCAGCGTCCTAGATCAAATTCAACGAGGTAATCAAGCCGACCTGAATAAATTAATTACAGGGAAGGATCGAAGGGTGATGCCTCGAAATATGGGATATGTTTATACTGACTATGGGAAAGCCCCCGAAGTTCAGGGGTTAAACGTTCCATCAGATCACGAGGATCGAACCTCAATGAGACAACGATCAGGGTCGGTTTATATAGATTACGGGAAAGCCCCCGAAGTTCAAGGGTTAAACGTTCCATCAGATCGCTTTGATGAGATATTAAAAAAAATACAATCACTAAGCGATCCCATTTCTCCTGACTTACGGATGGGGACACCTTCCGCACCAAGTCTTAGTATTGGCCAGACGGAGTACACTCGATTCCAACAATATGCTCAGAACGTAGAGAATAACGTCAAGATGGAAGTGGGGGGGATAAAGATAACAGTTACTTCGCCGGGTGATGTTGGTAAAGACTTAGAACAGGAAATGTTAAATACTTTTGATCGGATTATGGTGGAAGCTAAGAGACGGATGTAAATTGTTTTTATTAAATTGTATGTTCTATACTACAACTTAATAAAAAATGATATAATTAATAATAACAAAACCCCTCGCGGTGCGCTTAACACCCAGGGGTAGTAACTACTATTAAGGAAATAGTCACATGGATAATATTACCAGAGCCGAACGTTCTACAGTTAAATTTTGTGAGGGTGTCGAAGTCGATGGGTATTTATTGCCGTCCGGTGAGTTTAGGGTTGGCAAAATTTCGACTGCGCTGGCACTGGGATACGGAAAAGATTGGGTAACTCGGACTATAAACGGGGTCGCATCGGGCAAAGGTAAAGACGCTGAAACCCTTACCCAGTGGGGATTTAGTGGGGTCGCATCCCCTGTAGAAATCACTGGATCGGCTAGAGGGACTACAATCTCGGAAACTATCAGCTTAAAAGATTTTCGGCAATTGATTAGATTAGCTGCAAAGAGAGGTAAACCACAAGCTGAAGCGTTACTGGATGCCCTGTTAGACGTGGGGATTGAGGATTGGTTTAGATTGGCTTTCGGTCAAGAGCAACTTACCCTAGAGGAAAAGCGCAATAGATTTTATAAAGCATACGCGGCGACTATTGACTGGTTACTTGAGGATAGGCAGGAATTGAGATTGATTGAGGATCAAGAATTATTTTTAGCTGGCAACTGGAATTAAGCATTTAAAAAGGCACGGATTTAACCCCGTGCACCTATTTTATGGATTGAAATAATAAAGACAATCCCAACAATTATAAGAAAGTTGATGGCGGGATTAATCGAGATGGGACATTCTCTAATTCAAAAACCCCTTGAGCTCCGAACAAAGGATCTAGCCAAACCTCCAAAGGATAGCCTGTGCCTAACTTGTCTCTATCTGTGGCACTGTTAGGGATTAATTCTTGATCTAATACAAAATCAATCTCAATCGGATATCCCACGCTAAGGGTCATCGTCCCTGTGGCAAAAGGTTTATTATTCAGGTTGCCTTGAAAAACGATGGTAGAAGATATAGATAGAATCCTGCGCTTGCGTCTTTCCCCATTAACAAAATAGGTTAGCCGATCACCTGGACGCATCGAGGGATTAAAAAAAGTGGTGAAGTTTTCCGTGTAACTGTTCCGAGCGTTCTCTATATCCAGATTGGTTTTAATTGCCGTCCTGACTTCCCCTAGAGTTTTGGCATAAGGAAAGCTCATTGACCCCGATACTAATTGGTCAAAGGGTGTTTTGTCCGGCGCTGATGGTGTCCAGACTTTATAACGGTATCTCTTAGGATCGGATTGGTTTTGCTTTTCCTCTGTTTCTGCCGGGTTCTCCTCCTCTACCCGCTCCCAGATTGGAGGTAGTCGTCTTGATGATTCCGGTCTACCTTCAACTTCCTCTGTTTTGTTTTCTGCAATCTGAGAGCCAAATCCCGACCCATTCCCCCCTGTTGAGGATGATTTTGTATAGGCAATAAAAGTATCTTTTTCGCTATCTCCAGTATTCCTATATCCCGGCGTGTTTAAACTTCGATTAATTTTTACCTTGTAGGATTCAGAGGTTTCCGAGCCTGTAGTTAAAGGGGGAAATTCTGGCTTTTCCTTTTCGTTATTGGGTTTCTTCTGATTAAATTCTCTGATTGCGGGATTCCTGGGATCTTCCATTGATGCCATAGCCCTAACTATTTTACTCCTAGCTGTAACAATATAAGGTTGTTGAAACGTCCTGTCTATTGCTGCCAATCGTCGGCTCGTTCCGTCTGGCATACACCACTTAACCTCATCAACACCCTGAACCGCCGCGTCTTTGTAATATTTATCCATTGGCTCATGATAGTAAGTCTCCCTCTCAAAGATAGAAATTCGCTGCGGGGTATAGGCTTTTCCTGCTAATTCCTTAGTCATTCGGTCGGCTTCGGTGGCTTTGTCTCCTAGTTCGCTATATCGTTGTTGAGATGAGAGTGTGGGATATTGTTCCGTTGGATCGGCTTCTGAATCTGAAACATTAATTTCTGGCTCCGTAGCGAAAACGTGAAACCGCCATCCTGTTTTTTGATAACCCAAATATAAGCCTTCATAAGCGGTTTCTCCCTGACTATAAGAATGTTGGGTTGTAGTTTCTTCTATTATTTGCCAAAACCCTCTAACGTCAACTTTCTTTAACTTCCAAACGCCCTGATTGTATTCGTAAATATCCTTAGCTAACGGCCCATTGAAAGCATATTTTTGTTCTGTAACTTGAAACTCAAAACCATCAATAGTTTTAATCTCTCGTTTAACCTTGACGTAGTTTTGTCCAGACTTCCAGAAGGAAACCGACAAATCATTAATATTAACTGAATTAGGCGGTGTAGCTGCTATATCAGGGTCTTCTGTCCTTTGCTCATATTTGCGCTGTCTCATTCGGTATTCTGGCAGTGTAGGCGCTCTATTCCCTTGATTTTCCTCCTTCTGTTCCTGGAACTTTTCAAGAAATTCTCCCGTGACTTCTTGCTTCGGCCATATATAAGAAGCCCCATAAATATTAGTTACATCTTCATTCTTTAAGGTAATAGTCTGTTTGGGTGTGATACTGTTTGGCAATCCCACAATAATTTCCTGTTGAAAGGCGGAATTAGGGGTAAGCGATCGCTGTTTACCTGTGGAACAGTTAACAGAAATTGCCGATAAAACATCCGTTTCTTGTAATAGCCATTCCTTTGTTGAGTCCCATTTTTTGCAGTAGACAGTATCAGAGTCCGATAAATCTAAAAAACAATTATTCTGTCTTAACCTCGATTGAATTTCACTCCGTGGTATTCTCCCTTCCTCTGGACTAACATCATTGGGGACTGGTATTTCCCCCTCCATTCCTGATAACTTCCCCCCAGCTTCACTGCAAAGCCACGTTAACGTTCTTGATTCAGCTAATTTACTTTCGGGTTGCGATGGGCTGTTAGTTAAGCATTCAGGGTCAACACCTGAGCTGAGTGAGAAAGCATGGTAAGAAATCTTCCAATCCCCAGAATAGAGAATAGGTGACAGTCCATCCAGAGGATCATTGTCATTGTACTTTCTGGGAACCAAAGGAACCTCTGTATCAAGCCACCAATGGGGATCTGTTAAGGAAATTGAAACCTCTATTTTTGGGTGCGATAACTCCGATCTCATCTTTTCATTAATCTCTAGCCCATCTACTCGCCACCCAATCCCGAACGCTTCAAACTTTGCGCCCCGGCATAAATGTTTCAAAACTAAACTCTTATAACTAAACCAAGTCTCGAAACTCATCTGTCCGTTTTGAGATTGTTCTAAGGATGTGGAATAACTGAACTGACCCAATAAAGGCAACCATTGTAAAACCGTTGGCAACTTATCTATATAGTCAGTATCGTAATTAATATTAGATGTGTTGTTGACAACCGATATCTTAATGGGTGTAGTATTTGCTGTTACCTTAACTCCCGATACCTGTACAGCTAAATTTTGCGGGGCTGTGAGGATGGTTTTGGCTAAAGACTGAACAGGAATAAAGGTTAATTCTTGGGATGTAGAATTGTAAACCGCTTGACCCTGCAACAAATCCCCTGCAAGTGTTCCGGGCGGTTTGACCGTGTAGCTAATCCCACCAATATAGACACTCGTAGCACTGCTATAGTTTGGGACTGATACGGTTACGGGGTTGGCAGGGGATGTGACTTGAATATATTTTGGTTCTGAGTATTGAGCGATCGCCACCTGTTGAGTATAGGGATTATAAATAAATTCATCCGGTGCGAGTTGTGCCGTGTCTACTGATTCCGATAATTGGTAAACCTTATTATTGACAACAACTGAGACAATCTTCTGACTTTGAGGTGTAGGGATAATTAAAACCGGATCGGTCGTGGGACTTACTGCTACAATAGAAACATCATCTTTAACTAATATTTCCTTACTTAACCCGTCGGGAACTCCCAAGGATAAACCAAAAGCACCGGACTGTTTAGTATTTAGATTTAATTGCGGGGTGTTTAATTTTAAGTACATAATATTATTATAAATTCATAAGTCTATTCTAATTATAATATGGCTGTAATCACTGGCAAGTTAATTTTTGAAACTCCATCCTCAATCAAAGATAAATATTATGAAGCCCTGACCTGGAGGGATGGCGACGGTGCAATCCGTAAATCCTACTTTAACGACAGTGGAAACCTAGAGTTAATGATTCCGGGTGACAAGTATCAAGAGAACCCCAACCCGTCCCCCGGCTCCGTATCTAATCGCTTCGGCGGTGACTGGGTACAAGTTAGTAATATCCGGTTTGGCTTCTCGATTGACGTGATTGAAGAAATGGCAGAATTGCGTTTTATCTTTCAGGAATTAAGGCGTTACCAAGGGGCAACTATTCAAAGCAGTAAATCATTTAGGGCTTTAAGGGTTTGGGATTATGTAGGGTTTGATATTGCTGATTATGCCGCGGGCGTTACAGAGCGTCATGTTAAAATATTAGGGATAGAACCTCAAGGGGGATCGGGCGTGATGCAAAAAGGATCTCAACAGTGTGTTAGTGGTAGTGTAACTAATACCCCTGACAGTCCCAGACGGTTTTTAGGGCAACCATTCAAGGTAACATTTGAGGAGTTTGGACACCGTGAAACCTATTAATGTCATGACAGAAATAAAAGGAAAATATCAAATTTCATTATGTAGAGGTCAAAACTGTTGCCCTCAGTTAATCATTGAGAATGGTAAGTATATTATTACCGATGATTCCGGCGGGAGGGTTGTACTGGATAAAAGTAATATTGACGAATTAATTAATCAGTATCAGGAATTTCAGGATTTAAAATCACTCAAGGAATGGTCGTTAGGTAAATAATGCTATCTGATTTAATTGTTTTCCTATTACTGTCTCTCGGTTTGCGGTGGTTTATTTTTAAGCACTCCCTACTCTATCCTGTTCGGGTGTGGCTTGAAAGCTCCAAGGCACAGTCATTCTTTAGTAAATTATTTCAATGCCCCTACTGCCAAACCTTTGAGGCTTCTGTTATTGTGTATCTGGTACTCATGCCATTTTCACCTGCTATTGGGTTTCTAGCAGGTTTATTTAATGGCTATGTTGCGATCGCAGTTGAAAACTTAATTGAATCCCAAATTGATAAGTTTGAGGCAAGAAACGAAAACAAATAAAAAAGTAAGTGCGCTGCAAACGGTTAGGTTGAAATTGCTGCATAAAAAGTTAGGGATTTAAGCGATATCAAATAGACTCAATTGTTTAAATTCAGGTTTGTTTAATTCTTTAATTTCTATCTCTAATTCTGAGTATTCCCTGGGTTGATTAATCCTGTCACAAGCAATATCAAAATATTCCTTTTCCTTTTCGATGCAGATATAATTACGTCCCAATTCTTTGCAGGCTACCGCAGTCGTACCACTGCCACAGAAAGGGTCTATTACCACGTCCCCAGGGTTTGTTATCCACTGAATAAGTGTTGAAAAAACTTTTATTGGTTTTTGAGTGGGGTGTTCTGACCGTTCGGAAATCTTCATGCAGGGCTTGTTAGGAGCATCAATAACATCGGTTTGATGTCTTGTTCCTAGGTTTATCTCAACAAATCCGTCAGGGTTCCCCATCGTCAATTGACCGCCCCATGAACTTCTTTTTATTCCAGGGTTTTTCTTCTCGTAGGGTTCCCCATCTTTTGTTATCTTGTTAAAGGTAATCTCACTTACTTGATAGTTGGGATGAGCAAACACCGCATATATTTCCATTTTTGAGGGTGGTTTCTTTGCGTTGTAACTTCTGAACCCGTGATTTGGTTTTAACCATACTCCAGTCCACCTTATAGGAAATACTAATGAGAACTTTGCCAACAATTCTATAGATCCAAATGTAGCTATTTGCCCAGTATCTTTTAGTTTTAATAGTAATAAACTTAAAAGACTATCAATGTCATAATTTGCTTGGTCAAAATGTAAGCTAGTCGTTAAATAAGGCGGGTCAGTTATCACAGCGTCAATACTTTTGTCAGGAATATCTTTCATTACCTCCAAACAATCCCCATGAATAATTTGATTTAACATCTTAATTAATTAGCATTATTTAATATTATATTTATAAAATAACTCCTAATTATAGGGGTTATTTCGTTAATTATTCCCCAATAATCATTTGGCGATCGCCTTTCTGATTTGCCCACAACTCCAACTCCGTATCCAACTCAATACCTTGATCAAGTTCATTGGCAACATTCAAGAAATTAGACACTTCTGACAGTGGCAGTTCAAACCATTCACCACGAATCCGGTAGGCATCATGATATTCATGCAGTAATCTCTCTAACTGAGGGGCATCTACTGAAAAATATCTGTACAGGACTCTGATTTCAAATGGAGTAGATGTCTGTATATTTGATGCTCTTTTGTAAACTTCTTTTGAGTAGCCTATCTTGTAGCGTTGCACTCCCACCGATTCTATCAGATAGACAAACCCAGACGGATCTCGTTCAAATCCTGAAGTTTTTGGGAATATGTCAGGGTTGCATCCTGTAAAGTGTTTTATTAATCCGTCAAAAAGCGTTAACTTTACAGCAAAATAAGATTGCGCTTGTGCAATTTCAATCTTACGAGGATCGGCACTTATTACGACCAGATAGCAGGCATATCGAGAAAGCTGATAATCGTCCCCAAACCGACCTTTGCTAGTAGGCAACCCCGGTAAGTGGGTGAAATGCTCGTCTGGGTTCCCATTGGAGTTTTTGAGCGAGATTTTAGACCTTTCTATGGCATTCTCAAACCTTTGCCATTTGACGTATCCCAAAAGTTTCATCAACTCCCGTGCTAACCAGTATTCGCAGCCTTCACGGTCAACGCGCTTAATTGAGTCAAAAGGGGATTTGGATTGACTGTGATCTTGATTGCCAGATAATGCTATATTAGACATAGATTTCCAATAAATTATTACAACGTTTTTGAGAAAAGCCGGAGAAGGTAGAAAACCTCTGGCTTTTCTCTTTTTTATTATACACCAAAACACTTTAAGCTATTTATTCCATTAACTCCCTGCTCTCAACTTTCCTAATTCTTCCCTCTGATTATTTAACATCCCAACAACCTTAAATAAATCTTGATTCTTGCGGGTGATGCTACCCTCCAAAGCATTAAGTCTATTTTGGCGTTTAATGCCCGATGCCGACCCATCTAACGGCTGCTCTTTGAGTGCGGTTATTTCCCGTCGCAGTGTTGCCATTTCAGATTGAATACCCGTTAACTGTTTCTGGGTATTTACTATCTGACCTTTAAGGATTTGGATTTGCTCATTCTGTAATGGCGGTAATCTCAAGTCTCTAACATCTTGAATAACCTCCCCTAACTGCTGTTGTTTAATCTGTTTTTCTAGTTGTAACTTACTCAGTTGAGCCTCTAACTTTTTAGTTCCTTTCTTGGCAATACTAAGCTGTTGAATTTGTTGTTGAATTTCAGATATTTTAGGCTCTAATTCAGTCAAGGCTTGATTAAGAATATTCCGATCTCTAATCATTGCCGAGGCTTTATCAGCTTGATAAGTTAGCGGTTCTATCTTGATTTCTCTCATGTTCAGAGATTGTTTTAACTTATTCTCAATCTCATCTAATTGTTTAAATAGTTCCCCCCTCTCGATAGCTTTTCCTTTCACATCAAAGAATACGGGTTTACCAGCATCCTGTCTGACCTTCTCCCATATTTGTAGGGTGTTGTCTGCGTTATCTCTAATTAGATTTGAGCTATCAAGATTGTATCTATCAAGTTGTTCCAATAGAATATTTTGCTCATTTAATAATTTCTTCTGAGCATCATTTAAGGATCTAATTCCATTCCCTGTTACCTCTCCCTGTTCCTTGAGTACAGTATATTTACGTTGCCAGTCTTGATATTTGCCTACGGTTTTCCGTAGTTGACCTTGTACATCATCGGGCTTGATTGATTGTCTAGCCTGTAAGTCTGAAGCCTTTTTACCCTCTAAAGATTTCCAGAGTTTATCAACTCGCTCATAACTTGACCCCTGCCAGTTGTCAGATGTTGATGATTTAATTTGGTTCTGCCAGTACACGGCTTGATCTTCTGCCCATTTTAAAAACTCGCCTTCCTCAATTAATCCATTTTCAGTAAATACTTTAAACTGGGTATCTTTTTTGAGTGTTCTAATACTGGACTGGACAATACTGTACTGCCTTAAAGTTTCGTCAGCTAACTGTCTAATGGCTTCATAACCCACTTTTTTACCAGTAAGCGGTAAAAAAGTCAAGTCTTCAGGTGAAAGCCCGTTAGCATCAAGCCACCGCCGAACCTTGAGAGCTTTTCCCGTGGCATCAACACCATCATCAATCTTTTGACCGATATCAATTAAAAACCCTATATTCCAATCCTGACCTATGGCTTCCAACTTTTTAACAGCATCCTCAATTTGATTGATGCGAGACTCAACCATTGGGGATAGATTCTTTTCCCATGATGGAGTCTGTTCATCCCCAAACCGTTGTTTTTCGTATTGCTGATAGGTTTTATTTTGTGACTTTAAAGACTCATCAAGGTTAACCCGACTAGCACCAGCTAACGCTTTTAACCGTTTAGTTTCCTCTGCAATCTCACGGGATATTTTGCGCAATTCGACCGCCGCGTTATACGTCCCTATGTCAGAGTCGGGGATTTGGGTTTTGGTTATGGGAAGTTTAGAGGTATCAGCTAGAATACCATCAATTTCTTTCTGCAATTGTTCAAGTTTTTTAGTCTGTATAGCGATATCAGAAATAGTGGACTTGGCATTATCTAATCCAGGTCTAAACCTACTCTCTAATTCCTTTTTGAACTTAGGGACTTGAGCTTTAATATCCATAGCATCCTGAGTCAACTTGTCTAACGGTTGTTGTCTTTCTATCTGACTAAACGGCTCGTAGGTTTGCTCGTAGTTTTTAGTTTTCTTAACTCTATTTTCCCAATCTAATATCTGAGATTCAAGTTCTTTAGCTTGTTTTTCTAGTTGCGCTCCGGTCTTTAGATAACCCATTCTCCCTAAGATTGATTCAGTTTGATTGGTTGTAGCTGTGAGGGTTTGATCGGTTCTTTTCAATAGTCTAACAGAACTATCAATCTCGGCCTTAACCCTTTTTAGTTCGGCGCGAAGTGATGTCAATTCATTTTGAATATCACGCCCAAAAAAGTTCTCAGGGTAAAGAGGATCTAATAGGTTTTGATAGTGGGATTGGAGTTCAGTTAATTTAGATTGTAAACCCTCTAGGTTTGTTTTTTCAATCAGATTAGACACGGGTTCTATAATTAATTTAGCACGGTTATTTGCTTGTTCTAGCCCCGCTATTTTCTTGTTAGGAGGGATGAAACCTTTAGACATTTGGCTGTCTATCTCGTTAGATATTTGAGCCTTTAAGCTATTGGTAGCATCGGACAGACTAGATCCTTCATTCCCTAGATTCTCAACAGCTTGGTTTCGTAGTTTGGCTGCGGGTGTGAGATTGGGGATATCTAATTGATTAAGTGCCAGATTAGCTTTTTCAAGTTGCAATCCGATGGCGTTGGCTTTTTTTTGGGCTTGTTCTATTTTTGTTTGAATCCGAGCCTGTCTAACTTCTCTAATTCTAATTTCTTCAGGTGAGACGAACTCCTTGGGATTCCGTTTGTTCATGCGACGAAGACGGACATTAAATCTGCTCTCATCGGATCTAATTTTAGCTAACTCAATTCCTAGATCCTTGATTTCTTGTAAGGCTTCGCGTCGTTGTTGTAGCCCGATTTCCCTCTGTTTGATAATTTTACCAACTGCAATCTCTGGAGTGTCTAAAGTCACATCATCGGGAATCATTGGGACGTAATCATCCAATCCCACAACCTGACGTTTTTCTTGTGCTTCGATTGATTTAATTTTATCTATAGCTCTCTGTATCCGGTCATCAGAAATACCACGCTTTTTGAGTCTACGTTTTAAATCACTCCATGACTTAGAAGGTTTATCTTTTAATTCGTCAAAAATTGCCTTGGATTCGGAACGGGAAAATCCCAAATTCTTTAACCACAATTCCGAAGGACTGGTTAGTTTTTCTAATTCAATCCTGAGTTTATCTTTATCAGCTAAACCCTGCAATGTTTTAAAGGCTTTACTTTTGCGAGATATCCCCTTGACATCCAATAAATCATCAATAGAACTAACTTTATTCTCTTGTAAATAATTGATTAAATCATCTAATTGTTTTTTAGGTAAAAATTCTTTTAATCCCTCTCTAATTTCTTCAGGCGTGGCGCTGTTTAACTCAACTCCATTTAAAAATAATCGGGGTTGAATCTCAATCACACCTTGACCCGGCAATGATTCAGTCTGATTCTTGCGACGTTGACGGATCTGTTCTGCCGTCTGCACCTCTCCCGTCGCTTTGGCTATCCGGTGAAGTTGAGAGGCAAGGGCAACATCTACAAGTCCCCGTTCAACAGCCTCCCTGACTGGAGATGGGATCGAAATTCCTGGTGAAGCGACACCCGACCCCGGAACCCGTGCCTTTTTCTGTGACAATAGAATCGCTGCTAAGATACCCGCAGCTAACCATTTGGGCGGTGCATTAAATAACTTTCTTTTTTTAGATGATTGGCCGTCCTTGTCTAGCTCATCTTGATTAGAGGGATCTGCCAAACGGGGAGATAGTACACAGCGACACATAACGTGCATCGGGGGTGTATTAGCTGAAACAGTCTCTATATCATTAAGATCAATAGTCATCCCGTGGCGGTCTTCGCACACCTGACAACGGCGATCATCCATGATTGACAGGAAAACAACATGAGACACTAAACCCGAATCCTTGTAAGTCTGCAACCTTCCGGCGTTATAAGCAAAAGTCAGTTCAGTGCGGGCTATCTTTTCAGCGCGATTCTTGAAACCCTTATCACCTAACTCTGAATTGATCCGCTTGAGAAGTTCTGATCTGTTTATCGGTTCCCCTGTTTCGGATTGGGGTTGGATTGCTGCAAATAGATGATTCTTAATTTTCCCCCATTGAGTTGAGGAAATATCGGATGCTAGGGTTTTTGAACGATTAGCGATCGCAGTCTGAGCAGGGACATTCTCTATAGATGCCAATTCCGTATCTAGTAGATCCTCATCAAAATTAGCCGTTCCCTTTTTCTGTTGAGACTTAATTTCATTGTTTCCATGCTTCCGCCCGATGTTCCAACCCCCTAACCACATTCCATAAATTGATTTAGTCAACTCAGGAATTAAGACGGCTTGATAGTTTTCAATTGCCTTTGAGTCCTTGGTTCTAATCGCTCCGTCTAAATCCTTTAATGCTTTAGAAACCACGCGACTAAAGGCATCGGTTAAAGTATTAACCCCACCACTCTCTAATCTATTCAGATTAATTTTTATCGACTTTGGCTTAACGTAGTCAGGTGTTTTAGCTCGGAATATTGCGGAACTATTTGGAGAGAAAACGGAGTCAAACATAATCTTTTCAATAATTAATTATTATAACATTAAGTAAACAATTCTCTAACCTTCTTAACAGATACCTCCTCTGGATTAAATTGCTGCTGCTTAACTTTTTCCTTGAGTACATCCTGTTCTGATACCCCATCGGAAAACGTAGGATTGGGACAAGATGATCCAATGATCACCGAGTCCCCTGCATCCGGTGAACGTTTCAGTCTAGCCCGGACGTGCTTCTTACTCTCACAAGCTATCTGTCTATCTTCCCCACCTTTTCCCGATAATGAGTAACGGTGTGATGATAGATCCTCGAATACCTGATCCTCAATATCTCCGAGGGGTGCGATCGCTATTTTCCCTAACCTTAACCCGTCCCTAAGTTTCCAGAATAGCTCGGTCTTACGGTTTGAAAACTCATGGTTATTTTCAGCAGATTCTCCAAAAGCACAACCACGGACAAAATACCCCTGTTGTTTTAATCGTGCTAACGTCCCTGCACCCACGCCCGTTTTATCAACCGCAGCATAATAAGCACCCCCTAGTTTCCTAATCTTTTCAGCAACAATATCAGCAATTCTAATTGTGTCTAACTCATCCCCTTGAGTGGGATATAAGACTACTTCATAAAGGACATCACCGCGCCATAATGCAACGGCGTGACTATCCCCTCCATCCCCAACATCAACCCCAAGTCTCCAAGGCGAAATAATAGCCCGTCTATCCCAATACTCAGGATTAAAGTCGTAGCGTTCCCTTGCAGCTTTTAACCAAGTGGAAGGGATGATTCCCTCGATGATATCTTCTGGAAAAATACCCTCTACCCGACCTTGCCAGAACACAGAAAACTCACCCTTGTCTTGCCTGACTTCTTCAATCCATTTCAGGGATATAGCGCCGGGGATGACATCATGGGGAAACTCGGGGGGCCATTTATCCTGAGTTTTAACTAATCCATTTGAGTCTAAAAGTTGAATTGCCACCGATGGTTTTAATCTATGGATTAACCTTAACTTACCAGCCGGATCTACCACTTCCTCAAGTTGATATGCCCAAGCCACATTGGGGTGATTCCATGCAGGGATTGTAATATTAGTGCGATCGCAAGCCTTAGAGAATGGGGATTGTTTATTCAGAGGGTTGCCAATTCTTAACCCTCTGTTTGACGATCCGGTTAGGCATGACTGAAAACCATCGTCAATAATTTCTGAGATGCCATCCGCTTCATCTGCTATGAGTAGCAACCTATCCGCGTGTTTACCTTGGAATGAGTTGGTGTCATAGTTGCGAGCGGTGAAACCATAGGCCCGTGCCGTCTCGGATTTCCTGACAAATAACTCCCCACGGGTTCCGCCTAACTTTTCTTTGTTGCGGTCATATATTTTCCGTATCTCAGACCAAAGGATTTGCTTAACCTGATCCTCTGTTGGGGCTGTAGTGATTGCCAGACCGTCAACGGCAAAAACCCACCACAAAACACATACAGCCGAACCGATAGACTTTCCTACCCCGTGCGCGGCTTTAACGTTTGTTTCTGGGTTATCTCGGACACTCTCAAGGAATCGCTGTTGATCCTCTGTTGGTTCGACTCCAATAAACCGAGAGAAACCTACGGGGTCATTTTTAAATCGAGTTAAGGAATTACGACCGGATTTAGTTTGTTTCTGCTGCCGTCGTTTCCTTGCTTCCCTTAATTCTTTCTTGAGTCGCTCCCCTTTTTGGATAGCTCGAAGCATGATATCTAATCCTCACTATCATCTTCAGAGTTATCGAAGTTTTCAATAACAATACTGAGTTGATAACTATGTTCGTCTATCAACATAATTGTTTTTAATCCGTCCATTGCATTTTTAGATTGGACATGAACCCCTGACTTTGTAGCTTTAGCGCAAGCCTTAACCGCATCCTGATCCTTGGCAAGATCACGATAGGCTTGATTCGTTACCTTGAAACATTGGGCTGTATTGTCTTTTAGTGCATTTCTAAAAATATCTATTTCGCGTTGTCGCTCTAAAAGTTTTTCTCTAAGTTCGGTCTTTTCTTGTTCAGACATTGGTTTTAATACCTCTGCATATTTGTGGAATATCTTATATTTGGTTTCTTCCCATATCGGGTGTTTTTTCCAGTGCCTTATAGAACTTTCGCTTACCCCAATCTGTTTGGCTATCTCACAGTTGGTTAGCCAAGGTTTATCAAGTAGGAGTTGAACCGCTTGCTCAATTAAATCAAGTCTGAATTTTTTTATTGCGGTTAATAACGAATAACTACTATTTTAAGTTAACATAGCTATAAACCTTTCTACAACTTAAATATGACTAAACCTAAAATTATTGAAACAAATATTTCAAATCTGACACCCGATCCGAATAATGCCCGCAAAAGAACGCCGTTATCAGCTAAGGTGATTTCCAAATCCTTAGAACAGTTTGGGGCTTGCCGTTCCATTGTTATTGATGAAAATGACGTTATCCGTGCGGGGAATGGAACCTTTGAGGAGGCGGGTCAATTAGGGATTGAGAAGGTTTTGGTTGTAGAAGCCGATGGTAATACGATTGTTGCTGTTAAGCGGCCTGGGTTATCAGAGTCGGATTGGAAACAATATGCGATCGCTGATAATACCGCCTCGGATTTCTCAACATGGGATTTTGATCTATTGAATGATTTAGCTCAAGAGGTAGATTTTAGTGAGTTCTTCCCTGATTATAAATTAAATGAATTATTGGAATCGTTTGGCAAGGGTGAAGGGTTTGACTCGAATGAACAGCAAGAAGAAAATGAGAAAGAAATTGCCGAACTTCTGGATAAGGTAGATGAAATTGAATCTAGGGTTAAGTTGGGTGAAATATGGCAGTTAGGACGACATAAAATATGCGCGGGTGATTCTACTATTGAGGGGAATGTTAGGGCTTTGTTGGGGGATAGGTTTGGGGATGTGGGGATAGTTTGGAGTGATGTTCCCTATGGAATGAATCTGGTTAAAAAAGAAATGGTTGGCGCAATATTTGAGGGTAGTTTAGCGAAAAAGGGAAGTTATAAACCCGTTATTGGGGATGACACCGGAGACACCGCACTCAGAGGTTTTTCCCTTTGTAGCAAACTAACTGGAAAGCATTTTTGGTGGGGTGCGAATTGGTATTCTGATATTCTTCCATCGTCTAGTTGTTGGGTTATTTGGGATAAGCGGTGCGATACGGGAATAGAAAATACTTTTGCTGACTGTGAGATGTGTTGGACTAATATGTCTGGGGTGACTAGAATTTATCGTCAACTATGGAATGGCATGATAAGAGAAGGTGAACACGAAAAACGAGTACACCCAACACAAAAACCCGTCGCGCTATGTGAATGGGTATTTGAAAAATATGGTCAACCCGATGATTTAATATTTGATCCATTTCTCGGTTCAGGTATATCAATAATCGCAGCGCAAAAAATGGAAGGCGATCGCACAGTTTACGGATTCGAGTTATCGCCACAATATTGCACCATTATTTTAGAAAGATTCACCAAACTAACAGGAATTGAGCCTAAGTTAATCGGAAGATTGCCAGATTAATTAATATTAACTGTGATATAATATTAATAGTAAATGCCCTTCGCGATGTTTCAGCATCCAAGGGCTGTAAACCTACATAACAGGATCACAATGATTGATTTTAGCAAAGAACTAGCTTTAAGTTTACTCGGTTCCGGTAAAGAATACCCCGTTGATTTTGAAGACGCTTGGCAATGGTTAGGATATTCAAGTAAACAGGCTGCCAAAAAGAAGCTAACCCGCAACTTTGAACAAGGGGAAGACTATTTATCCGAATGGATGAAAACCCCTGATGGCGGTCGTCCTAGCGAATCCATCTATCTCACCGTCGATTGCTTTAAGGCGTTAGGCATGATGTCAGGGACGGAACAAGGGAAGGCAACTCGACAATATTTCCTCCGGTGCGAAAAGGAATTAAAATATTCTAAGTCCACTGGTGGGATGAACCTGTTGGACAAACCCTCACCTCAGTTGATTAGTGATGCGATTATGGCAGTCTTCCGACCTACCAATGTTGACCCAACACTTGTCTCAGGGATTATTGCCAACAATATCGCTAAAACTTATCCGGCGTTGGCTCCTGCGATGGAAGAAGCCAAAAAACATCTAACAGTCGAAGTTGAGGAAAAACTTCTCACGCCCACCGAACTCGGATTAATTTTAGAACAGCGCACTGGACAAAAACACTCGGCGCAACGGGTCAACAAACTATTAGCTGAGAATGGATTGCAAACCCCAAACCCTCACGGGAAAGATCCGGCTTGGTTGCCAACGTCAAAAGGATCTGAATTTTCTAAGTTGTTACTCGCTGCACAGAAGGGGATTAAGGACGCAACCCGTCAACACTTGCAATGGTTTGAATCCGTTGTTGATGTTTTGGCGGTGTAGGGTAGGGTGAAATAGCAAAAAGCCTAGGATTTAACCCCTAGGCTTTTTAGTGTGGATGTGTGTTTATTTGACCTCGTAGACGCCTGTACTAGGTGAACTCACGTCCCCGAATGCAGAAACATTGCGGGGACGCTTATTATAACAATTTAATCAGTCCCAAACTTTTCCCTGAGTGCCAACATAGCTTTTTTCTTCTTATGTCTGAGATATGATTCGGCATCGGTCAGGTTCCGACCTGGATAGATTCTCGGCCTCCCTACGGGCTTGGGGTCTGAGGTCGTGATTTTCTCATGGATTCTCGGTCGCCCCTCTGGTTTGGGATTTGAAATTTGGGACGCTCCGCAGGGTGTACAGCGCCACTTTTGTCTCCCGTCCGAATGAACCCCGTTTTTTTTCATCTTGTGTCCGCACTTTGGACATGGCGGGTTTTTCTTGGCTTCATTGGATTTTCGATTCCGTAACCAACAGGGATTGCAGAAATACTTTTGTTTTCCGGTTGGCGTTATCCCAGACTTCCACATCTTCCCACCGCAAGTTAAGCAGCGCGGGTTGTATTTTTCCGTGTTATCTTTGTCCATTCTTTGTCCATTAGTAGCCTGTTCTGTAGGTTTACTCAAGTCCCCAGATGTGGCAAAACATCGTGGGGATAATTTTTCTAGGTACTCAATACAATTGTGGCCGGATAAATTGCCATGTAATCGTTTTCACCTAAGCTAATTTTCTGCTGCTCAACTAAAGTAAAAATTGCAAACCAAAATACTTTTTCACTCAATCCCAAATCCTTCTGAGCTTTAGAGGGATAGATAAATACTGCCCTCTTTCCTAGGAATTGAGGGATTAACCATTTTTCCACAATGGTGATCGCATTCTCTAGTTCTTGAGTATTAATCATAATTTAATCAGCACAAAACTATTGTTTTATTATATAATATAAACAGTTCTAAATGCTAACAAAATATGGCGATCGCAACGAACCTAAACCAAAGAATAGAAGGGCAAAAACTTCTATTCACGGCTGCCACCGATACTATGATTATCGGGGGAATGGTTAGCAATCTTTCTGTAACGGATGCCTACTTTAGCTTAAAACCTTTTATGGTTAATGCTAAGATAGATCGGGGTTTTCCATTCCAACTTCAAACCAAGTTACTCGCTCCTGCATTAACAGAGGTTAAGGCTTTTGCTACCGATACCCCTGTTAATTTATTTTGGGATTCTAGCGATGGTTGGAACTCTGAAGTTTTAGAAGATTGGAACGGGGCAATCCCTAACTTTATTCCTGTATTATCGAATATAACTATAGCGGAGATTTAAGATAATGCCTTGGATGGGTTCAAAGGCGAATATAGCCGCAATTGTGGCGTTAAACGTTGCGGACTTACAAGATGGAATTGTCTATTTTGCCTCAACAGAAAAAGCCTGGTTAGTGCTAGAAAAGACCAACACAACGGCAACCGCAAATGATAAAAGTTGCTTTACCGCAATAGGTGGTGGTAGATGGTTCCTCTCTAGGGATTCTAAAGTAGTGGCAACTACAATACCCACGGGGGCGGCTGCTATAGGAACTCGATGGGTATATCAAGAAAATGGGGCGGTTAATTCCTACGATTCGGTTATTTCTTATATTTATAATGGTACAACTTGGATTGAATTAGATGCCAGAGTTAGGATATCAACCGGAACCCCTGCAAGTCTTTCTAAAACCCCAAATTCCAATAGAGAATCATGGCTAAATACTACGACGGGGGTGGTTTCTAACGCTCTTAACGGGAGTTGGGTGATACCGTCTTCCCCAACTCCTACACCAACTCCTACACCAACACCAACGCCAGCCCCAACACCCGCCCCCGGAACTATTGGAATCAATCAAACCGTTAACGGCTATCTTGATTATGTACTTGATGGGGACGAGGAAGTCGTCCAGAACTGGATGGACTTTGGGCTAACAGGTACTATTACCAATCAATCAATAACAATAACGCTTGATTCAACTTCGTCAGGTTTTGAGCCATATTTGAGAATATATGCAACACATGGCTTATTTACTGCGGGGGGTGCAGCACTTCCTAACTCTGCAAGCGACGAAGATCAAGACGGTATTGTTCAGTTTACGTTTACCCCTCTTACTGTTAACATTGGTGATGTTTTTAGAATAGAAGTAACCAGTTACAATAACGACAACAATCCATCAGATAAAGACACCGGAAATTTTGTATTGTCCACTGTTTCACCTTAGTTTATATCAGGAACAAAGACTATGGCATGGATGGGTTCTAAGACAAATATTGCTGCAATTACGGCTCTAAATGTTTCAACTTTACAAGATGGAATATTGTTTTTTGCCCTTGCAGAGAAAGTTTGGTTAACATTAGTAAAAACAGACACTACCTCAACAGCAAATGGTAAATCATGCTTCACTGCAACTGGCGGGGGTAGATGGTTTATCTCTAGGGATTCTGAAGTGGTAGCCAGTACATTGCCAACCGGAGGGGCTGCCACAGGGACTAGATGGTTATATCAAGAGAATGGGGCGGTTAATAGTTACGATTCGGTTATCTCATACATCTACAATGGCACGACATGGGTTGAGTTGGATGCAAGAATGCGTCTCCACACCGGAACCCCCGCAAGTTTAACCAAGACTCCAAACTCAAATAGGGAGACATGGAAGAACACTAGCACTGGCATTATTTACACGGCATTTAATGGTGGTTGGGTAGCGGGTGCTGGAGGGAGCTAGTTGATTCAATTTACCTGTGGAAGTTCACAACCTTTGGACTTAACGCTATTTGACGGGGTTGTGATTGGCTACCATTGGCAGTTATTTGTTGACCGGAACGGGACTAAAAACCCTCTGGACTTCCCAGATAAAATTATCCGAGCGCAATTCCTTTATGGGCATAAACATCAAAACCCCTGTCCATTTTCCGGTTGCGATTCAATTAAGGAATGGGTAGGGCAACGGGTTGGGAAATTTTCTCAGGCGGATGAATGGGTACTCACCAACGAGTTCACTGATGACTTAGGGGTCGCATACCCCAACTACAAGCTCGATGACTTAAAGCGATATTGTGAAGCCGCGCATATTGCCAATCCCAAAGCTCGATTAATTTTGGGAGATTTCAAACCCCACCTATTCAATAAATGGGATGCGATCGCCAACATCTGCCACGAATTAGCTAAGGATTTTCCTGTTGAGGTAGGGATTCAAACTCATTTGAAAACCTATAATGCTCCGGTGATCCTAACCAGATTACCTAAAATTATTGAGATGTTTGATGTTCCCGTGCATTTTATTGAAGCGAGTCTTTGGTATAAATCCGTTGCCGATAAAGCGATTTGTAATGGGCTATGGTCGGAGTTGATATCAATAGCTGAACAGCATCAAGTCCAATCATTTTGTAATTGGTGGCTGTGTTCTGAGGATGCGGAGGTTGGGCGGCGGATGCCTACTTTTGAGAAGTTAAGTTTATTTGTTGGTTGAGATTATGACTGAAGAAACCTTGCCACCAGAAGTATTCGGTACAGGAGAAGTAATTTTTTTCTTTCCTACCGTTGAATTTTTAGAGGAACAGGCGAAATACAATTGGGGAATGTCGGGGGATTATTATGTCTGGATCAGTTCCTACAACGGAGGAAGTTATACTGGTGTTAATCCATATTTATATGTTGGAGCTATTGCTGATATTAAGGGAGGGAATAATACATTTTATAGGTTTTCTTCTGATGATATTGGATATTTCTATAATGAGTCGTCGGCTTTGTTCTCTGTTAGCTTGCCCGATAAAATTAGTTTTGATAGCAGGAAGCTGTCATCAAAACAAAAAACGATCTACATCAGCCATGAAACAGTCCCAATAATTGGGGGAAGTTATGCTAAAACAGACCCTAATTTACTTTTAGTTCCATTCTTTGAAAATGCAACAACAATTCATAGCAACTTTTTAAATACATCGGTTGATGGTTATTTTCTTGGGGTTGCAAAAGATGTTAATATAGTTAGGCACGAAAACGGAACCAATATAATTTTATATAACTCATCTCAAGATTTTATAGAAAAATGTTTAAATCAATTTGATAACACAAAAGATGGAGCAACATTCTGCCCTCTTGTTCCTGTATTGTCATTGGGGACTGTACCGGAAAGACCTGGGGTGGTGACGGATTACAATACAGCCCCTGTATTGATTGAGTCGAATAAAGGCAATGTGATCTATGACTGTTTATTTTTGTTTAGAGCTTCCGAGCCCGACTATAGTGACGCTCTCGTTTGCTATGCAGCCCCACTAGAAAAAGACTATTGTATTATTAGTTCCTCTGAGTCTGATACTATCCCTGATCAGGTATTGAAAGGGAATATTCTTGAGATTAGCGAAATAAGAATTAAAACAGAATTAACCTGGGAGACTATAATTATATGAGCCAAAACAAGAAAACAAGCCAAGGAAATCACAGGCACGATACGATAGGAGACGCAGTTACAACAATTCCAATAAAAGCCAATGTTTTCTGGGTTAAATTTGTAAAGAAATCATCGCCCGTAACATTTAAGACTGGACAGTCTTGGCTTTATGATTTTGGGGCAATGCGACGATATCCTTGTGCTAGTGCATGGCAATTCGAGGATTATATTAAATCCAATAATCTCCCAACCGCAGCAATCGGATCACGAGAGAAAATAGTTTTTAGTAAAATGATATTACACAATCCCACGGAAAGGGATATTAGATTAATTCTTAAACGCCCTGATTCACCCCATCCTGGTGATGGCTATAGCCCCGCTACTGTCTCACCTAGAGGGTCGGGTGGAGGTTATGGTGTTGGTGGTGCAGGTGGTGAACCGATAAGCCCTCAAGATATCATTTTAGTTTCTACCTATTTTGGTAAATATACTGTTAGTCTCACAGTTGAAATAACGGCAAGTTTTGATGGTCAATATGCACCATTTAACGCACATCAAAGTGTTTACATTCTTTCTGGCCCCCCAACAGTTCAACCTGGTGGTAACACTTGTATTTATGGGAAGATTTTGTTTTACGAGGCAGGGATTGGTATGGAAGGCTTTAAAAGCGCAAGTAGTCAAGCTGATAAGATTAGCTATAAGCCTGAGATACGGGGTGGTATGTATTCCTTTGGTTTTGATACTCCTTTTACACCAATAGAAGGCGGTGGTGGCTTGTTCGTAATGACAGCTATTCACGATGCGGGTGATGGAATATGGGCAGGAAAAGCTAGAAAATTTGGACATTCTCAATATTTTGAAGGTAAATGGACTATTTTCCCCGATGACCCTCCCGTTGCACCGGGGGGTATTTCTGCTGTTTTAAAGAGAGTTGCAGTGTCTCCTGACCCCGGATTTTTACCTTTTAATATTTATTATGGCGGTGGCGGTGGCGGTGGCGGTGGCGGTGGCGGTGGCGGTGGCGGTGATCAACCATCTCATAGTCAGGCGGGGGAAAAATTGCCCCCCAAGAAATCTGATATTGTAGATTCTCCTAACTCAAAATATATGGCTGAAATATATTTTAATAACACTAAAATATATGAGACCACTGCGAGTGAGCTTTTGTGTACATTCCCGATCAACTTAATAGGAAGCCTGCCAGACAACGACCCAGAGACAAAGGACGATGACGCTATTCCCGATGACTGGATTCACCCTTTAGACGTGATTTTAGATGACTTTACCTGGTCAGAAAGTATTGGCTCTAACTGGGGTTTATTCCCTGGGAAAATGTCTGAAATTCTGCTCACGAACAGAGAAAACTTTGATTTTGACAAGACTAAAAATGTCGATGAAATGTTAGATCCTTTAGTGCCAAACTCGTTAAATTTATATGCAAACACTAAGGTATATTCTATTTCAAAAACTCGTCATATATTCATGTTACTAGAAGGGGCGGAACAGCAGATAAAATTGGAGACTGTTGGTTCAAGTCTAGCTATAAAAAGGAATTGTAAAAATAATTATTGCTGCTTTCAGTTTAGAAGATTGACTGTTATTGAAGTCAATGGTACATCACCAAGCGTTAAATATTATCCAATTAGAGACGGTAAAATAACGGGTTTACCAGAATGGATAAAAGAGCTTGATTATGATGGATTTTTGAATCCTTATTTCTTCTTTCCAACATCAGATAATTTATGTAGAGACGGTACTAGCTATAGTCAATCCACTTACAGATTAAATTCTCAAGGGTTAAGCACGTCAATAGGTCTCAACTCTTATACTGTTGGTCGTGAGATACCAATGCCCAAAAAAGATACTGATTTCAATTCAGTGTTTTCTGCCCAAAGGTTTAGTAAATTTTATGTAGGAGCAAATTCTTATAAGCCGGATGATGTTAAGTTTATTTATGGATTTCCTTTTGGTGTTTACTACAAAGGTTCAGGCTATGTATTAGGAACTGGATTAGTTACCGATGATATTATTAGATACTACAATAATATAAATTATTCAAACAATGACTTGTATCTTGCCGAAAAAATAAGTGCAGGAGAAGATGATGCCATTGACAATTTTGCGCTAGGTTTGTCGTTTCCCGTTCAAGATACCGTTAGGGTAGGTGAGATGGTTGGCAGTAGGTCATTTGTTGATTCCCTAAAAAACGGAACAGCAAGAGCGCAATTTAAGATAGCAGAGATCGAGACTGTCAACAACGACGCATCGCATACTATCAAGACCTACGAAAAGATATATCAAACAGGTAATGTCGTCTATGGATTTTACCCTGGTTATTCTGGAGGGATAACAAACCCCGCATGGATAACCCCCGCAATCCTTAAAGGCATTTCAGATAATTACCCAAGAAGTTTTGATTATCCAACCCAAAAATACTACGGATTTTATGATCTGGTATATTTGAGGGATGATAACCTTGCTGCCAATATTGGAAAAAGGCAGAAATTCCCTTATATTTCTGACAATGAAAAGATTTTCAATTTTTCTGACAATGCAAAGTTTAGACGTTCATCGCCAGTTAAGTTGCCGAAAATAAATAATATTGATAACAAAAGTTTGGTTTATTTTGTGACAGCAATCAGGACGGATGACGAGAAAGAGAAAGAGAGGGGGGATTACATTGACCCTTTTACTATGACGAGAGAAGACCGTTTAAAATTAAGGGATTAATCTTATGCCTAATTACAAATCCAGTGCATTTTGGGTGGCAAATACTCAAGAGTTAACCAATAATTTCACATTTGATAATACGGATGAAGATGGGCTTTTTATGTTTGTGGGAATGGGTGCTGACCAAGCAATTTATGTTTGGCGTAAAACCGGAGTTGTTAAAAATCCGCAAGATATTCCTGCCACTCTCGGATGTTGGAAGTTTTTTAGTTCAACTCAAAAAAGTGATAGTTTTGAATTAGCAAACTGGACTCTGACAAAAGCATTGATAACTAATGGAATATCTCAAAATAGAGTTGACCTGAAATCTTATGTATTGGTTTCATGGGATGATATTGTACCTAGACTGATTCCCGTTATCAATGCCAATGAAATCGCCGAAGAAAGTTATAATTTTGAAGTTGGCAATAGTGAGTTACTAACAAATTTTTCTTATATAAGTAGTCAATTTTTCAAAGCAAGTTTAGAAAATCAAAAGTTAGCACCCGATGATGAGAACACATCACTAACCGATTTCAGTTTTATCAACAAACAATATTATTTTCAAACCATAGAAAATAAAAGGGGTTATCTTGATAATGATGTAAACACCTTGACTAATTATGACAGTATTAGAATAGGATTAGAAAGAGCGATAGCAGAAAATAATAAAATAGATTATATTAGTAATAATTCATTGTTAACTGATTGGGGGTATATATGCCTTTTACGTTTATAGGAACCGGAGCTATTACAGACAAACCATCAGGTGCTGTACTACACTTCAATAACAAGGTTTACTGTGGAACAGCCAATGGTGGTTCGTCCAAGGGTTATATTTTTAATCCCGCTGATAACACTTTTACGACTTTCACTTTACCAAATTCCGATTATTACCCAAGAGTTTTATTGTTAGATGGTAGGATTCTTTTTTGTGGAGTTGTAAATAATAGAAGTTGGTTACTGGTAAATGAAGATGGAACCTATCAGACACTTAATGATTGGACTTTTCGCGTTAATAATGCCTCGTTGATGCGTGATGGAAAAGTTGCTATTTGTAATGCAACTATTGATAGGAGATTTGGTTTTTTTAATCCAAAGACTACGTTTTTTGAATATTTCCCTAATACTCCATCTGTTTTATCGGACATCACACCAGCTACAACAACATTACTACCTGATGGGAAATTATTATTAGTTAATAATAGTTCTACATATCAGGCATATATATATAATCCATTTAATCATGTTTGGGAACAAATAGATTCAAACGGATTTAATGCTTCAAATACCTGGGACAACGAAGGTGCATTGCTTTATGATGGTGGTTTGGCTGTCTTTGGTAATGTTCATGGGTTAAATTTAATTGATATTTACAGTAAAAAGATAATAGACCAAGAAGGGATGACTGGTTCAAGCGTTGCTTTTACTAGATTGTCTCCTGATGGTGATGTTTTCTTGGTTAATAGTTCAACAATAAACAAATATCACATTGAAAATAATATTTTAACTAATGTTGGACATACAACGCTGCCAACGTTACAGCAACTCCCTAGTGGTATGGTGATGCTACCATCAGGAAAAATGTTTTATTGTACACATGGTGCAGTATTAGATAATAATGGTTTCACAATTTGGGATTCATCTTTGGGAACTTTACCCAAAGAGGTTTGTTTAAGTGCTTTTTATAATAGAGGGTAAATCATGTTATTTGTTGCTGATTCTGGTAGTTTTTTAAAAAGAATTGACAATATGGTTTTGATGCCGGACGGTAATGTATTCTGCAAGTTTACAGAGAAAACGTGGGGCTATTCAATTTATAACCCTTTGACAAATTTAAGGGGTGCTGACTTTGCTAATCACGAATATGCTACTAATTCACCAAGTTATGGAAAGGGTGTTTTATGTGCCGATAAAAAAACTATTGTTTTCCCCCCTAGAAATTGGAAAAAACCTTTAATTTATAATAGTCAAGCAAACACATTTAACATCACCTCAACATGGGAAGAAGAAATAATAACGGTCACAACCAATAGATATTTAGGGGGGACGTTACTACCTGATGGTAGGGTGTTTTTTCCTCCGTATAATGCTCTATATGCAGCAATTTACAACCCATTAGATGATAGTGTTCAAAAGATTACAACAGTATTCTCAGGAGGGTCAACACCCGCCTATAACGGTGCTTACCTGTTGCCCAATGGTAAGATATTTTTGATTGCAGGAACTAAAGCGTTTGCGTTATTAGATTTAGGTAATTTAGTTTTAACTGAAATTTCTGAATTGACAAATTATAAACGATATATTCATGCTGTGATGACTGTTGATGAATTGTTGGTTTTGTTTCCTGAACCTGGATATAATAATAAATGTTTAATTTATGATTACGCTTCAAATAGTTTAGTCAATTCAAATAGTATTGACCCATCGGATGCGACCTGTAAAGGTGTTTCTCTGTTGGGGAATGGTAGTATTTTAGCTTTATATCCCACGGGGTTGTGGAGTATTAAGATTAAAAATAATGGTAGTTTATTTGAAAAAACTAAACTCCACTTAAACACTGAATTAGATATTAATTCTAAAATGATTGGGTTATTAAATGGCAATAGCTTGATAGTTCCTGAAGGTACGGGTATAAGCAATATACCTTATATTTTTAAACCTGGAATTGATTTAGTCCCATTTCATCCCTCTGTTTATCTGTCACCATTTTATAACCGGAGCTAACATAATCAGTTGTCGTTGGCATTTCTCCCTCTGATCTCTCCAATAATATTCTAACACCCAAACCCATAAAACAAAAAGCCACCAAGCGGATGCCGGGTAACTTTAAGAGAGAATCTTTCCACCAGTATTATTATAACACGAAAACATTAACATAATCAGTCGTTATTGGTATTGCGATCGCACTCCTCGTCCACGGGATAAAAAACTATATATCCCTTTGAGTTTATCGTCACTTTACACTTAATCGTCTTCCCTTGATTGTCGAGTAAATACCCCACAATCGACGGCGTAGCTATTTCCGTTAATGCTGTTTCTGTTGTCATTTTACTTCCTCAATTCTTATCTAAATTTGTTCATGTTGATCTTTTCCACGCTTTTCTGCAATCTTCAGAAGTGAACTTGTACAGTGTTCCTTTATCACGAGATGTCTTGCCGCCTTTACGACCTATCTCAGTCATGTAGTCTTTGTTTCGTGATGTGGAAACCCCACCATCGCTACACTCGTTTGGCGTGAATTTATGAAGCGTTCCTTTATCGTGAGATGCTTTACCCCCTTTGCTAGAAACCTCCCGACGTTTTTCTGGGCTCATAGCAGCAAAACCACATTTCTTATTTTCTGATTTCATAATTTTACTAACATCTAAGTTAATATTTATTTTAACACAAATACTTTATAATAAAGAAAAAGTATCTGAGTTTGTAGAGCATCTCAGATACTTTTAAAAAGCAAACACACAAAGCAACAACATAATGATTATACAACAACTTTCACTATTTGAAACACAACCCGTAATTCTTGATTCAAACGAAAATTATACCCCGTCTGATTTGATTGATTTAGTCCATGAGTTTTATGGATTTCCTGAATTAGACCCTTTTAGCTGTGAACTTGCCAACCGAACGGTAAAAGCTCAAAAGATATTCACAATTCAAGATGATGGATTTAAACAGAACTGGAGGGCTAAGACACTCTGGTTAAACCCTCCCTACAGCGCGGGATTTGTTGAGAAGGTTGTTGACAAATTAATTCAAACCCTGAACGAGACGGAAGCGGAAGCCCTTTTGTTAACCAATACTGACAACAGTACAGCCTGGTATAAAAAGGCTTTGAATCGGTGCGATCGCTTCTGCCTACCCTCAACCCGACTCACATTCTACAGTCCCAAACGGGCGGCGGAAGGAAAAAAACAAGACCAAAACAGGTTCTCCCAAACTCTGTTTTATTTTGGATTGCAACCTCAAAGATTTGAGGAAATTTTTGAGGGGTGGGGAACTGTTTGTCAAACTTCTAAATGGTAGTAATTTAATCAAAAATAGATTATGAAAGAAGCGTTGGAATTATTGGAAGATAAGATTACTCAGATGGTTTTTGAATCCGACCTTGATATTTTTGTTAAGTGGCTCAAAAGCATGACAAAAGATGCAAGTGCTGACAATGAAGTGATAGTTTATCAAACCTTAGATGGTCGAAGTGGGGGATTTGATTTTAGATGCGACCCTTGTACAAAAGCTGCCATGATTGGATTTGCTTTGTCTGGGATTCTTTGGACTCGGACATTCCCTGGGTTGCTAATAAAAGTTAATGCGGCATGGAAAAAAGCTAAAATAAAAAAGTAAACATGGATTGACGATCTAAAAAGCACCTCTATTAATTTAGAAGTGCTTTTTATTTGGCAAAGACTAGAAACCCTTATAATAGATTACTCTTGATTCCCTACTCATGATTTTCCTTTGTTTCTGCTAATTCAAATTCCTTTTTAGCCATTTCCCAAGATTTCTTGGTCGCGCCTACAGATATCTTGTACAAATTCTCTCCTCTGACTTCTTTGGGGATATCCCCAACCTTGACCTCGGCTACCCAAGGAAATCTATGATGATTGTCGCTTACCCATTTGATCATGGCTGTGCTATAGCCATAGCGATTTTTAACCCCTCTGATTAAATTAGATTTTGTCTCTGATGACTCCCAAAAATGCGCCCATCTATAACGCTCGGTCATATAATCCTCCTGTGACATAATATAATCATAGCACAGGTTATAATAAATATGTCAACCCAATTAAAATAATTATGGCCACCAAAAGAGGCAGAGGGAAACCCCGTGACTACGCCACAATCAAAACTTCTAAGGGCATAAACATCACCGATGTCGCGTGGGACGGTCTTAAAGTCCTGTCAGCGTCCTTTGGCTTGTCTCGTGCCGAACTCATAGAGAGGCTAGGGCGTGGGATGCTATCCCCGTCCGAGTTTCAGGAAGTTTACAAGAAATTTTTAGAAAAGGCTTGACATTCTTTAAAACCTATGGGATATTGGTAATAGTCAAGCACACGGAGCAAACAATGAAAATCAAAACTATATCTTACGGTCTGACGAGAAATTTAGGGAATTTTGAATCGGCACGGCTGGATATCTCGATCGAGATAGAGGAAAACGACGACTACGAGCAAAGTTTCAAAGCACTGAAAGCTATGGTGGTCAATCAGATCGGCGGGAACTTCCGCGACTTAGAATCATTGACTGAAAAAAACAAGAGTGCAGTCAGACAATTATCCAAAGCCGCGACAAACGCCAAACATGACGGCTATATGTTTGGCTCTGGTGACGATACTTTTTAATTCTGTATAAAACCCCCGTTCAAAAATACTAATGGACGGGGTTTTGTTTTGTCCTTTGCTTTGTCCTAGCCTCCTGCTTTGTCCTAGCCTCCTGCTTTGCGCCGCAGATATTCAGCAAGGAGAAGTGCCTCCGCCCGCCCGTTGTATTTCTTGAGCTTTAATTCCATAGCCATCTGGGGGAATAACTGCACCGCAATAATCCTTGATGCGTCCTTGTCTTTCCCAATCAAGCCATAATGCTTTTTCCATTCTTGAGGGGTCACCAACTCCATAGGAATATTTAACGCTGCGATCACTCCCAACCAAATGCCAAAATTCGTCCCAAAATCAAAGGTTGATCTAACTCCCTGTCCTGGCATTGAATGAACGCTCTCTATGGCGATTATTGAGCTTGAGGTAGCCAACTGTGCTAACTCCGATGCCATTAATGCAGGGCTTGACTTCGTTGTGATTTTAGTTTTGGGTTTGGCCTTGGACTTGACTGTTCCCTTGTCCGCAAGTTGATCAATTAGCGTGAGGTTTGGCTTTTTGCTTTTAACCTTAGTTTCAATCTCAATAACTGGACAATCAATGAGTTTGATTCCCGATGGAGAAATGATAGCGATCGCTCCGGTTTTGCCTGGGTCAATTCCGATGAAAGTATTGATCATTATTTCCATCCCTTCTTAATACTATTCTGATTAGCAAAAGCTACATGATCTCTGGTGATCTGCCACTCATAACGGGGTCTTAACTCCTCTCCAATCCTGACGCAATCGGAGTCGGTATCAGTCAAGGGAATCACACCATTCTGATATTTGAACAAGGTCTTAGTTACCCAATTGACATCAGTTAATAATTGATTGCCGCCGCGCTTTCTGGCAGTATCAACAACTAACTCGACAATCTCTGGATAGTCTGATTTTGGTTTGGACTTTTTCATTTAAAACTCCTGTTCATTATCTATAGTTTTCTTCATCCCTGAGTTAACAGGTGTTAGCCCCTCTCGCCACGCCAACCATCGGGTTTGTTGGTTTAGTTTGGCGGCGTTGTAATCCTCTAAGCTGATGTTCCAATCCTCAACAGGAGCAAACTCTAAACCAAGATCAAGAATGGTTTTGACAGCCCCTTCACGGGGGTATTTGGCTTTAGGGTTTGTCGTCCGGTGATAGAGTACCATCAAAATAAAGTCTTTGTTTTTGGGGATGGGATTGGGTTCTGGGATTAACAGGATTTGACTGTAGACTGATTCGACTACTTCGGGATAATTCATGGGCTTGTGTTTTGCTTTGCTTGTAGGATAAATCAAGGGTTCTACTACATATCAGGTAAAAAGTAAAATAGTTTTAATTTTTTATTATTTTAGATTGGAAAAAGAAATAGCTAATGTATTTTTTATCCCACCATATAAATCATAAAATTCGACAATTATTGATTCATTTGGTTTCATCACTCGATAACTTCTATCAAAATATCCTGAACAATAGTCTGTACCGTAATCTTTTTCACAAATAACACGAAAAGGGATATCTGAAGTGATGTTTAATTGTTGAGGTATATCTAAAGGATTTTTTATTATGTGTTGTGTTTTTTTGTTTTTTGATATAAAAACTAAATAATTTCCTGAACGATTAAATATCGTTCTATTTGCATTAGCCAAACTATTTCCTGTATGATTACGCATGGTTTTATTTTCATTAGCTAAACATGAATTAGCAAAAGATACACTCAATAATGTAACAGTCAATAGTGATAAAAACAGTTTTTTCATTATTTTTTCTTGTTTTTGTTTTATGATAATTTTACCATTATTCTACTACATATCAGGTAAAAAGTTTACACTTCTGAAACCATTAATTTCCTTGATTAGTTTTTGACCTAAACCAAAATTTTGCAATTCATCAAATATCAACTCAGTAGTTTCAGCATTTAATCCAAACTGAGTTCTGAGTGATGATTTGCGGTAACAGTCACGGGCTGGTATAGGTTCACCCTTAAATATTTCCTTGATGAAATTAAACACCGCTTGAGCCGATTCAGAAAGTGTTTTATCGGGTAATGTTTTGTTAGCTGTTCCATTCCACGAAGGTTTATATTTAGCTTGTAATTCTGACTCAAGAGTTAAACGTTTTTGCTCATCCCAATTTTTTGTGATGTAAAAAGCTATTTTCACCGATACGTCACCAATTGATTCAAGATGTTTTTTAACATGATGTTCCCAGTCACCTTTATTGTTCCAACGTCTCCAAAGGTCTTTAGATTGACCTACATAAAGAGGGTTTTGATAACCGTCAACAAATACACAATATACTCCCGCTTCGTATTGTGGTAGCCATTGCAAGCCACTGGGATAATCTATTGATTGCCAGGTATTACAATCTAAGGGATTTATTGATTGTAACACACTAGGAACATCATCTTTTTTTAGATTGATATTAGGTGATGGAACTATTTTAACATCTATTGGTTTATTTAAAAAAATAGGATTTAATAAACCATCAGGAGCATTGCCTTTTTTCCTATACTCAAGATGATGTTTATGCGTTGGATGTTCTGCGATTTGATGCTGATTAGAACCACAAACAACAACAGGATAGGCAGCACTTTGGATGTACTGAAATTCAGGGGTGTCATGTTTCCACAAGTTTTGAATCTCACTCCTAGCACTAGCACCACAAAGAATTAAAAGGAAATTATTTCTAAACTTCCCATCAATTCCTATGGCTTCGGTGTTATGACTTTGCATGAAACCGATTAAACAAATATCAAATTTTCTAGCATTAGAAAGTTTCCGAATCGCATAAGTAAAAGTCTTAACTCTTTTTTCCTTGTTTTGCAATGGTTTGATAGTGTCTAATTGTGCTAACTCGGACATCGTATCATTGATTTCATCCAAGCAGACAATGATAGAATGCCCGTCTTTTTCTTTTCGGTTCTCGACTTCTTCGATTAGCCAGCACAAAATCTGATAAATTATTTCAACATCTGATTCAACCCTAGGGAAACCCATTTGTTGCCAGATAGGGTTTTTTGAAGCGTGGATATCCAAAACAATCACCTCGGCGGGTTTATGCTCAGTTAGTTTGCCAATCACGAAACCAGCACCTAGAGATGTTTTTGCGCTCCCAGAATTTCCCCCGATTAATATTCCTGAAGACTCATCGGCTAACTTATCCCAGTTATAGAAGTTTAAGATATGATTGGAGGGAATATCGCAAGGAATAAATGATAGTTCATCTGAATAGATATCATGATTCTCTTGATTATATTCCACAGGACTCTCTCGGTCTAAAACCATCAATTGACTCCGGTGAAGATTCCCTTCATTGTCATCCGACCTTCTTTGTTGCGATGGTGGTAATGTTTGATCATGGCTTTTAGGCTGCGCGATCGCTTGCTGACTTTCGTTCAAATATCTAATATCCCTAAATTTTTCTAACTCATATTCCATCCCCAACCGCCGCAGGAATATAGCCTCGGTTTGCTCCTCTACCTTGGCTTGTAGCTTGATTGATTTCTCTGATTGACTCCCCATCACCCACCCCGCAATGGATAGCACTGCACCCGCAGACGTGCCAACAATCCCTAATTGTGGGTTTTTGTTGATTGCCAAAGGTGAAAACATCGCTAAACTACAACCAGCAATTGTTAATCCCAATGCCCATGCTGACAGGTGAGGATTTTTTAAATGTTCAGGGGTGTTATTCATTGTTTTCAGGTTGAGGTAATGTGAAATATATCCAAATTGAAACAGTGACAATCAACAATAAAATCCATAATAATAATCTTAAAACTATCCAAGATTGACCTATTCCTAAAGCATAAAAAACACCAATCAATAAAGCTATAGCACCAAAAACTAATTCATCAGAGTTTACAGATTCTTGATTATCAGAAATTAAATATAAAATAACACTACCAACAATCAAACCCAGATAAAGACAAATTAGCAATACTCTAGCTTCAGGATAAAGCAAAGCAAAATGTGATAACAAAAAGGAACAAGATAAACCTGTTCCAAAGATTGAAAACTTTTTGACTTTCCATAGTTTCATGTTTTGATTGGGGGAATGTTTCACCCCCAAATAAATTTACAGTTTCATCGAGTTTTCAATTTTGTCCAACTGGCGCATCACGTTAACAGCCCCTACATTTTCGTTAGCGTAATTACCAACGATTTGCATATATTTAGGAGCTTGACCATCTAACATTTTTTGAGTTTGAATCTTTTCCTCAAAACGTTTCAATGAACCTTCTGCCACACCTTTAACATATTGTTGGTCAGCTTCGTACCACTCAGTACGAGCTTTATCAACTTTCAATTGAGCTTCGACAATTACCTTTTTATTTGACGCTGCTTTGATTGCATTTTCGGCAATAATCTTAGCTCCCTTAGCTTCATTTTCAGATGGGTTAACTCGGTCAGGAATATTAAACTGTTGGTCAAATTCATCGGTTCCTGCATAGGAGCGTTCACGGGTATAGGGGGTGATATCACCTTTTCCTGTTGGACTCATCACCTTAGAGAAATTAGCGCCCGTGCCAGCTTCTTTGATAATGTTTCCAGTTGAAAAACGATTGCGTAAACCGTCTAATTTAGTTGCCATTTCTTTTTCTCCATTCAATAATTAGCTGTTCTTTGCACCCTTCACCACCTTTGTTTTTTAGGCATTTGTCATACCCTGAAAGGTTGGCTACGGCTACAAACTTTTGAAACTCCTCTGTTGGTTTATTGATTAGCCTGACAACTTCAGAAGTTATCAAACCAACTAACAATAAACTCAGCAAACCCATTGACCAATTAAATACCATCAATCCTGTTATCTGGGGGGAGGTCTGGGTTTCAGATTGTTGCAAATACATTTAATTTGCCTCCAATTTTCTTTGAGAATTTGCATCTAAATACCCCGCTATCGCACCACCAATAAACCCTGCCAGATGACCTTCCCAACTAATCCCTTGGGCAACCGATGGCAGCATTCCACCGATTAAATTTTGGAATATTATCCAGGTAATGACAGCGCATACCAGATTAGGAAAATCAAGACGAAAGACAGCACTAAGAAGACAAAATCCAAAAAAACCATATATCACCCCGCTTGCTCCTATATGATTTGAACCAGGTTGACCAAAGAACCAAACACCAAAACCTTCAATTACTGAAATCACCCAAAAGTTGTAATTGAATTTTCCAGGAGCTTTGAAAATTGTCAGGGTTGCCAATGGCAAATATCCGACTGTGTTCCCTATCAAGTGTTGGGGGTCTCCGTGTAGGAATGGCGAAAATATAATTCCTAACATTCCTATGCCTTCCACTCCTGGTCTGATTCCAAAATAATCAAATTCGGGGAAAAACATTTCCAAAGCCCACATTATTCCCAGATAGGTAGCTGCACATTTAAAATCTTTGAGCATATTTTTGTTTACGTTCAGCCATCCATTTTTCTTTCCATCTTTTAGCTGAAATCTCATTTTGCTCTTTGGTGATATTCCACTCAGAGCGAGGCTTGATACTCTCAGCACCCCAAACACAATCTTGATGTGTTTCAGACATGGGTGAATATTCTGGCATTTGTTGATAAGTGAAAAGTGTGTTAGTCACCCAATCAGGGTCAAGCATTACATCTTTGGGCTTAAAAGTTGATTTTGCTTGTTCAATCAATAACGAAACTATCTCTGGATAATCATTTACCATTTCAAAGCTCCTGGTGTCTGGTGTTGCGGTGACTGTGATTGCTGTTGGTTAGGTAGGTTAATCTTTCCTGAGTAAAGGAAAAATGCTGCTGCAACGGCTGCAATTCCTAACCAAATCAAATTCTGTTTATTTTTTGTGAAATCCATAATATCTGTTACAAACAATGTTGTTGTGAATTGCGACTAAAGGGGGGATTGTCAGGTAAAGAATGATTCCAAAAATCATCCATTGGATAATGAATCTATGGTTTATCGTTATCATAAATCCCCTTGAGCGTAGGCTTGACAGAAAGCTCCGGTATTGTCTGGGGTGCGATTATCAACAATATCAGCACCCCCTCTTTGTAAGCAAAGGAGATAAGTTAAGAACCAAACTACTATCCAAAACATCATTTCCTTTTTCGTGTACAAATTTGTCATCGCTGCATTTTATTGTTGTTGTTGATGATTATGTCGGGCGATGGTTGACTAGGACGTTCAATGTATCTTGTTCCTCCTACAACAATAGGTGAAATAAATATCAGGAATATAAAACCTATTGGCAAAAGCATTATATTTGAAGACATTCCTGATGATGTAGCATTCCGGTTTGGTTGTTGTTGGCAATCATCACTTGGTTGTTGATAGTTTTGACCGGGAGCTTCATAGTAATTGATATGGATTCCGTTCTTTCTGTTTGACATTGTTTTTAATTGTTTTCAAATTTGTACATATTCACTGCACCACCATTAGGAGTCATCACAGTGTTGGGTGAAACTTGCGGCTGTAATGTTTGAGGCTGTGGTCTTGTTACTATATTTTGATAAATCAAACCTGCAACAATTCCAACTATTAACCACTGCCACCCATTTAACTTGTCAAAAAATTTATCTACCTTCATCGTTTTTTCTCCTAGTAATTCGTTAATTATTGAAAGTTTTTCGAGGTCTTTATCAGAACATTTGTCCTGTGACAAGATTCTGTTTTTCATTTGTCTAAGCTCAGAAGAACTTAAAGATGATTGTGTTTTGACTTCCGATGTTGAATCTGTACCCCGATAATCCTGAATCACCGTATCCGCGTTCTGCAATCTCTGGATTCTGTTGATACTGACGTGGCTCATATTCTTGGTTTTCTTGGGGTAATGTGTATTCGTATTCTTGGATGGTTCGACGGTTTTGGCACGGTCTTTGTGGCATAGTTTCTGTTTGCAAATATGCCTGTTGAAACTCATAACCTGGCGGGAGTTGTGCCAAGGCGTGACCTGTCATAGAGGGCGAGACAAGGCATAAGACAAGGCTTGTGCCAAGTCGTGCCAAGGTTTTGTGAGAAATTGCCGTGTCGCATGACAGGTTGTCGTGAACCAACGGGAGAAGAATTGTATCCATTATTTTGAGTCCTTTTGCACTATGTTAATGAATTGGTTTTTTGCAGAGAGTAGACTGCAAATACCGTTTGCATTTGCTTGTAGCATCCAGATGACACTACCACCTCCAATACCCGTTCCAATTATTAGGAGTATGATTGTGTTAATCATTGACTTCTTAATATTGTTTGCTGTTTTTGCGATAGATGACACCATAATCTGTACCTGGTTTTTACTTAACAAATCCCTCCGTGCATAAGAAAAACCACATCGGGATACTGCTTTTTGATTGGTTTATTTGCCCTCTGGCAACGCAAAGTAATTGAGAATGTTTTCGCTTCCGGTAAGTTGAAATCGATCTGCTCTTTCAACCTCTCGAATCTCGGCATCAATAATCATTCCCACTTGATTGAAACAGGTTGTTACTTTTGCAAATTCAAAGCCTTGGGCAAAATGTTCTAAGACTTTATCTTGTAGTTTTTCCGCAGCCAGTTCGACAACCTTGGGGGCTATTTGTTCGGCTAAATTGTCAGCCATTTTGTCGATTGTTTCAGCCATAGATCCGGCTGCGTGTTCTGTTTTTCCCCCCGCTTTCTTCTGTTGGGATTGCAAGTCTTTAACGTATTTTTCAACGGCTTGGGAAACAGACAATGAGTGGGTTTGTTGTATTCCGATAATTGAAGAAAGAATCGCTACCATCCCATTTTGAGGAACTTTTGTCGCGTCAAGATGGAAGTTTTCTGCTAATGCAGAAATGATTAATCTGGCTCTTTCTGGCTTGATTCCAACCGCAGATGCGATCGCGTCAAGGTCGTAGTTTTGTTGAGTTTGTGCTGTCATAATCCTCTTAATTTAATGTCGTTTAAAATCCGTTCACGGGTTCGAGTTCTTGCCCTGTTTTTATACTCGATTAACTTGCTTGCAGCATCAGCCGAAATCATGCCGTCATTGGGTTGAAAATCAAATTCCTCTGGGCTTAAAACGCCTCGGAGGTCTTGACATAGGGTTCGGAGGTAATTAACCGAAACTCCTAAACTCTCGGCTACCTGCTCACGGGTAAAATGGGTAATTTCCTCAATACTTGCGCTCCGCATAAATGATTACAAATCGTTTGGTTTCTGTTTGTTAAGCGAAATGAAACGCTTAACTAACAACAACAATAAACCCATATCAAAGGGGCGACAATTCACTTGTGATTGCACTTGTGAACAAGATTGATAGACACTAAAAAACCCTCCGCAGTAAAGGACTGGAGAGGGTTTGGTTTTGAGTTTTCAATTTGTCATTGGTAGTTGGCTAATACTTTCTGGGCTTCTTTTATAGCTCTTGGTGATGGGTTGCGATCGCCTGAACTCCATTTGCTAACTGCGCTTACAGAATAATCCATTTCTTCGGCTATCTTTTCGATAGTCCAACCTAACCGACTTTGCAGTAAATGAACTGGGTTAATACGGTCGCTTTGTGCAAACATTGTAATAGCCTCAACTGGGTTAAAGAATGGGTTGGGGTGGGGCTGATCGGCTGATATCCGGTCAGCCCCTTTCAGTATTTGTGTTAATGTTATGCTGATTATATGCTAAACGACATAAAAAAACAATGGACAAAAGGTATAGAATTACGATTAAGATCCCTGCGTGGCATAATAAGCGATTAAGGGAATGGGCAGCACTCAAGGGTGTAGCACCCACAACCTTGGCGGGTAACGTATTGCAAGCTCGAATAGAAGCAAACGACCAACAAATTGTGGCGATGTTAAAGTCTCGGTCTGAGGATGAAGGATTAACTATTGAGGAATTTATTAAAAAGATTGTCAATGATTCAGATGATCAAGAAAAGCCCACTAGGTAGAGTGAGCTTCTTTGGAGTTATCGGGACTAAAACAAACTTAATTGACCTTCACTAACCGTTTTACTTTTGGGATTGTTCCACGACTCCCCCCTAGAGTTTACACAATTTCGCCAGTGAGGGTAGGTTTTAAATGGCTTGCCTAGCGCGATAAACTTTTGAATTAACCGCAGTTCCTCAAGCCATATCTTGTAGGGTGAATGTTCCCTGATTCCGAAGGGGTAGCGGTCGTTGCAATACTTCCGGGCATCCTTAGAGTTGGTTTGTTCGCCCAAACAAGCGCATTGCATCTCATACTCAAGGAGGGAGTTTGATATTCGATTAATCGCATGATCACGCCACGATACTGATTTTTTCATTTCAACTACCTTCTGAACGATAATTCAACCAATACCAAAAAGCAATGATCTGGTAGTCGTAGCGACTTTTGCGGTAGACAAGATTCCACCATATTTTAAAGTTAACTGTGCAGTCATGGATTCCGTCATAGAGTCCGCCACGGGTTTCGTCGCGCATCCGATCAAATAATTTCATTGTTTTAATCCTCTAGGGTCTGAGTAGTGGCAATCATAGGCTTGTAATATTTAATTGAATGGGAACCTCGTAGCTTGTCAGCAAACCCTTTTTACTCATCTTTGCTAACTCAACCTGAACGTCTGCTATTTCAAATTGAATCTTTTTCTCGGCTCCCAATGGGGTGACTCCATCACAATTCAGGACTTCAATTAAATTCTCTGAGATTCTCCTATCTAATAAATGGAATTGCATTGTCTTTTAAAACCTCAAACCACTGCGCCTCTGTTGGCATCAGGTGTTCGTTATTTTTGATTGGATAAGGGAATATTCTCCTTGCCACTTTAGATGCTGCGATCGCGTCGGACTTTGAAACAAAATGACCGGGCAACAAAAGACCGGATGGAATATGAGTAACACCCCAGTAATCGTCATCACACCGGTTAACTGCCAACCATTTTCTAGCTGTGGCTTGAGCTTTTCCTAGTCCATAAATTGTCTGTGTTGTAATTGTTTTTCTCATATTCTCCTTGTCCTTGTAATAACCGAAACTGGTGTACCTTTCCAGTTTTCCTCAATAAAAAACTTGTCATTGCCTAGAAGGTTTAACCTTTCACATTCCTTTCTAGCTTCGCTGTGTCTTGAACTTGAAAATACAACTTGACCTAAACTATTCTTGACTACAAAGCCTTTAAATTCGCTCATTGTCCTCCTGTTAATTTGTTAAAAAAAGGGTAGTTCAAGGGTCTTTCCTACCCCGGATTCGTCTTACTTACACAAACACCAGATGACTGATGATCCTCGTCTAAACATCACCTCCTTTCTGTTGAGTTGAAGTTATGCGATCGCTAATTCCCCAGAATTAACCTCAACAATCTCCCCCAATGCAAGGATGAAAGACTCCTCCCCTTGCTTGATTGTTTTCTCTCCCTGACTCCATTCTGGTTTGGGAATACCTTTCCCTATCCCTAACAATTCAACTGTTACAGACGGGCGTTTTTTGCCGTAACCATTACGAATAACCAGGTGGGTTATCGGCTTGTCAAATCGAGCATAATAATATTGATTGATTTTTCGGTATTCTTCTTTTTTAACACCACTGGCAATCATTCTAAACCAGTCATCATTGACAGCTAAAGTTAAAGTTCTACTTGTGATTTCGTAGCCTTTGTAGTTCATAATTTCTGTGTTGTAGAGTTTTGAATTGGGGGAATTTCACCCCCAGAGTTAAGTTAAAAACCAAGGCAATTATTTAGAAATCAATACCCGCAGCCGCCAATGCTTCCACATCACTAACAGGGGGTAGCGCCGCCATAATTTGTTCGGGTTGAATCAAGGGGCGTTTAGGCTGTAATCCTTGGATACAAAAATCTTTAACTTCAGAATCAAAGCCAACAAAGTAGTTTTTCCATGTTTCTAGTGTGGGCTTTTCGTAGCTCACAACTTTACACGCGGGACTTTTTATTTTATCCCCTGCTAACTCGCGTTTGGTAGTAAAAGCAAAAACACAAAGGGACTTGAACATCTGTGTTTTTTCACTAGCGGGAATGCCATTAACTATGGCGTGGCACGATGTTAAGTCACTGATAAATTTTCCCCATTCAATTGAAAAACTAGCTTGAGCCGCGCCTTTCAATTTGAGGCTTAAAGGTACTTGGTGCAACGGCTTGTTATTTTCGTCAAGTAAGATGATGTCGAACGCCTGGAAGTTTTGAAAGTTATCATTTTCTTTGTGAATAGCTTTCTTGTAATAACCAGCAAAAACAATATGTTCTTGTTCTTTTGTCGCGGCTTTATCTAATGCCAGAACTGGAGTCCGAGGACAAACGAGTGCGCGCATTGACGTGAACAGCAACCCTTGTTCTTTTTTGTCTCCACTTGCAAAGGCATAATCAATAAGGGTTTTTTCGTCAAAGTTTAACCATCCGGCTTTTGCGGCTTGATCAATGGGGATAAAATAACCGCATTGTGACGGGTCTTCCCCTCGCATGGCTTGAATGCGGGGAAGTTTTGCATCTGGATTGATGTATTCCTCAGACGCAAATTCATCACGGATGACGGATTTACCCTCGTCCATTGGTTTAATTTCAGTTTGCATAACTTCGGTTTCAGTGGTTTTTGTTGTGGTTTTCATTGGATTTCTGTTAGGTTTATTCGGGCTTAATCGCACCGCCCCAACGCTTCACAAATCAAGGTATTTATGAAGCGTAAGGGAAGGGTGATTATTAGTTGCGTGCTTTGTACATATCAAAAGGACAAAAATCGTCATCCGGCATTTCAGAAAAGAATCTGTCGCTACCGTCAGCAAATAGAATAATTCCCCCTGAATCGTTGGGGTTCTTGATAAAAATGTCCCCCGCTGGATTTAAAAAATAATCCAGACTTAAACTAGATCCACGATCAGATCCGATCTCATAGGCTCTATCTAAATTTTTTCTGTCCATGTTAGTTTTCTCCAAGAATTGAATTAATTAATTCGTTAAACTCATTCATTGTTCCCTGTGGAATCTGCTTAATAATTGCAGGGATCAAAACATCGTCAATCTCAATACATCGGTCGTTATAGGTTTCGTTGAACTCGACAATGAAGTCGCGTTCTTCTATTAATTCGACGAATCTTTCAGCTAACTCTTTGACATCATCCATCACGCCACCTCCTCAGTCCATGACTGCTCAATTAAGCAGTCAACAGCTAACTGAAAACTGCTGTGTCGGGATTGGGAATATTGATACCCTTTTCCGTGAACTAACATCTCGGAAACAGCGTAAAACTGTTTGCGGTATTGGACTATATAGCCTAATTTGCAGCCCAGTTCCCAGATAGCCGTCCCTGTTTCTTTGGCTAACTTGACAACTTCAACTTTTTCTTCGGGCTGGCTTTTTGCTTGGATCTGTTCCCAGTAGTAGGAAAACTGATCGACTGAGATAGGAACAGCCCCAACTCCGACCCGATACCAAATAATCCCTTCAACGACATTACTAATGGCTTTGATGTCTTCTGGTTTGTAGGCTGCTTCGGTTCCATAGGTGAAATTGTCCCAACTCAAGACTTGAGCAACGATGTCTAGGTCGTAAATGTTAGATTTGGGTGTCATGGTTTTAATTGGGTTTTATCCCGTAAGGCGGTTGGCATTTGACCTCAGAAATCTGGGTGCTGACCGCTTTTGGCTTTGTATCTACAATCTTATAATACCATTATAAGATTGTCAAGCGATTTTCAAAAGTTTTTTACAAGTACCGTAGGGAAGACTGAACTAATGTCACTGCCAAGACTCCACAGCAAAGCATCCAGCTTTTCTCTACTCACAGCCTCAACTTCTCCAAGCTCTAATTTAATGATCGTTGGCTCCGAGACTGTTCCATTGGTTAATTCAGCCAACTGCCGACGCGATAATTTTGTAGCATCTCTAATCTTTCTTAGTGCTGCGCCAGCCTTCTTATCCCAGGAAATCATCAAGACCCGACTATAAGGAATCATAATTTCTCCATCCGTGCCACCGTTACTTTTTTTTATCTTTTCTTATATTGACATTATAAGATTCTTCGTTTATCATAGCAATAGTCAAGGAATTTGGCAAGACCATCTGACCAAATCCCTAGCTCCCTAGAAACAACGAAGCTACCCCCTGATGGACTGCGAGAACAAAAGGGGTTTCCAGAACCGGATTTAGCTTTGTTGAAATTTTAGGGTTAAAACCAACAATTTATTGAAACGGGAGAAATTGCCTATATAAAAACGAAAACGGTCTGATTGTAGATACCTATTTACTTGTCAAAAGCCGGGGCGAAGTTTCAAGCCTTCCCCCTTGGTTTCCTTTCAAAGATTGACTCCAACTTAACTACAAAAAGCAAGAAGTCAACAACCCAAAACCCTGTAAGAGTAAAATCCATCGTAGCCAATCAAAAATGAAGTTTCAACTATTTCAACTTGCAATCGGATCAACCTTGATCGTCATGATTTCCTCAACCTACTTATTAGATTTTGTCAACAGAGGAAGTGGAAGGGGAGAAAACAAGACCCCACCGCCAAAAACTCAAACCCTTGAGTATGGCAAATTTGCAGCGACAACACCAACAGATGAATCCCCAGAACGTGGGGACGGGAGACGCGAATGAGAAGTTTTATTTCAATTACAAGATTAGCCTTGGTGCATCCCAGCAAGTGGGAAGTGGAGGCTGCATGATTGTCATTAGAAGCGGTGATAGAACAAGCCCAATCCTTACCGATTGTCGGCTAAGTCCCAAAGCAAACGCAATACTGGCTTTTATTCTTTCCCACCCTACCCCGTGGGTTTTAAAAGTTAACGATCTTTGGCATTCAGAAACAGATGATAACTCGGTATTAGAGAGTTTGTCCGAGCTTTACAAAACGGATTATTTATTATTTTTCCGGTGGCAACTTCTGAGTGGTAATTGGGTAGAGGAGTATTTGATTTTTGAATCCTTGAGATTGAAAAATGACTACCTTCGAGTCCTTCCAGATGATAGGAAGCAATACATTTGTGACCCTCGCCCACCAGCTTATAAACGATTGGGGGGAGCATGATTGACAGCATCATTGACGAGCATTTTGGCGGCTATTCCGTTGTCCGTGTTGATTATCTCGAAATAACTGGGGATGCTTGCGCGGCTCAGATATTGCATTCCTTAGAGTATTGGACAGCCCACCGATTCAGGGAGATTGAACGAATAGAGCAACAAAACGCCGAGGCAATCAAAAACGGGGGTCAAATTACTCCGGTTCCTAGCGAGTGGCTCTATGAAAAGATTCAAACCTTTGTCGATGCCATCTGTGGGACGTTTAAGCGCAACAAAGTGATCGAGGCTTTGAAGCTATTGAAAAATAAGGGTTTCATCGAAAGCAAACCTAGTTCAATCCCTAGAGATCAAACCCTTCTCTACAGATTCAACATTGAACAAGTAGAGCAATCATTGAGGGAAGCCAAGGCTAGTAAGGGTTTTAGCTCCAAAAGGAAAACCAAATCCCAGAGTTTAGATATAAACGATGAGAGTTTAAATTCAAACCTCTCCCAGAGTTTAGATTTAAACCGCCAGAGTTTAGATTTAAACAGTGTACAGAGTTCAGATTTAAACTCTGATCTTTATATAATTCATGATCTAAATATTCAAGTCTTAAATTCAAAAGACCCCCCTACCCCCCAAGGGGAATCGGAGTGGGGGGGGATTCCAAACGAAGCCGTTTTAGTTTCAAACGAAGACCACGGACAAGAGGGTACAGAGGACTTGACTCCTCACCAAAGCCCAGAACAAGACCCACCTGTTAAAAACCATCTTCCTACTCCTGAGATCAAACATCCCGCCGCCGTCGAGTTCGATTCTCGATTTCTGCCAACAGACACAACCGCAGAAAATATGGCGACCTGGAAACAAATTGCGGCGACCGGAGCCATGAGAGGTGAGCGTTCCCCCGACCCTGAATTTTTGGAATATTACCGGGTGCTGTTAAGCAAATGCTCCCATTACAGAGGGAAGGATTGCAACTCTAACCACGCCAAATCTTCCCTAGCTCAGAAGTGGAAATCCGAACCGCTAAAAATTCTTGCCGATGCCGAAAGTTGGCTCAAAGCAAAAGCCAAGTTTAGCGGTGGCAAATCAACTCAGACCCGAAACATTGACGAGCTTTCTAAGGATGAACGCCTCGCCATCCTTAGAGCCAAACGCGAACAAAAATTAGGAGCTTAACCATGACCGAGCTTAACGATGAAATCTTTGATCAGGGAATTGAAAACCTGAAAGAAAACTTTCCCGACGCGATTTTTACACAACTCAAGTACGAGATTTGGTTTGACAAACTCAGTCAAGAGTTATCGGCAGAAGAATTTGAGATGGCAATCTGGGAGGCGATTTTCAATCTTAGACAATGCCCCACGGGTAAAGAGCTTGTAAACCTCGTTAAAGAGTCCGACCGTGAATTAGTATCTAATTGTTGGTCAAGATGCCTAGAATCGCTCGCTAACCGCCTCCCGTTAAATAATTTGGATGATGCTACCCAGTACGCAATTTTCAAACTCGGTGGGATATCTCACCTTGGATCGATTGAAAGTACCCAACTGCAATACCTGAGCAACGATTTCAAGATCCACTGGCAAGCCTACCGAAAATCCCCGCGAGAATTTGAGCGCCCAGTGCAAATCATTCCCCCTGAGCAACGGGAATTCAAACCCAATGGACTCAAGCCAGAACTTTCAGAGGAACAACGGGTAAAAAATCAGGAATTTCTAAATAACCTGATCGCCACAAAAATGAGAACTTAAACGGAGCGAAATAATGGAAACAGTAATCATGGAAAATGTCGAGGCAGAACAAGCCGTTTTAGGGGGGATTCTATTAGACCCAGAAGCCATTGGTCGAGTTGCAGAAATGTTGCAACCTGAATCATTCTCTCTGCGATCGCATCAAACGATTTACAAGGCAGTATTAACCCTGCATTCTGAGGGAAAACCCACGGATTTGATGACCGTCACAACTTGGTTATCCGATCAGAAATTACTTGAAAAAGCCGGGGGGCAATTAGGGTTAACCCGACTATTAGACCGCACCGTTTCTGCCACAAACATCGATCAATACGGTCTATTAATCTCGGATAAACAAACCCGAAGAAACCTAATTGAATCTGCTTACGAAATTATCAAACTAGCAGAAGATACCAGTCAACCTTTAGAGACTGTAATTCAAAAATCAGAAGAACAAATTGCCAATATTTCCCAGGGGAAAAGTCAGCAAGATTTAGTTTCAATTGGTGAAACCCTGATTGATACCTTTCAGGAAATTGAAGATCGGAGTGAAAGCAAAATTCCCCCCGGTGTTCCCTGCGGTTTCTATGATTTAGATGCAATGACAGGAGGTTTTCAACGTTCAGATTTAATTATTGTGGCTGGTAGGCCGTCAATGGGAAAAACAGCCTTAGCAGTCCAGTTTGGTTTTAAGATTGCTAAAAAAGGATTACCCGTTGCGGTGTTCAGTTTAGAAATGTCCAAAGGTCAGTTAGTCCAACGACTTTTAGCAGGGGAAGCAAAAATCGAAAGCACGCGGCTGCGGTCGGGAAATATTCAGCAAGATGAGTGGGAGCCGTTAACAGAGGCGATTAGTAAGTTAGCAGAATTGCCGATTTTTATTGACGATACCTCGAACCCTACTGTCAATGAAATTAAGAAAAAAGCTCAAAAACTGCAAGCCGAAAACGATGGAAAACTAGGTTTAATCCTAATAGATTATCTGCAATTAATGGATGGTGGTAGCGAGAATCGGGTGCAGGAATTGTCAAGAATTACACGGGGATTAAAGGGAATGGCAAAGGACTTAAACGTCCCTGTTATTGTCTTATCTCAGTTAAATCGAAGTGTTGAGCAACGCACTAATAAACGCCCAATGATGTCCGACTTGAGAGAATCGGGATCAACGGAACAGGACGCGGATTTAATAATGATGATTTACCGAGATGATTACTACAATCCCAACAGTTCAGAAGCCGGGGTAGCTGAAATCATTTTAACCAAACATCGCAACGGCCCCACCGGAACGGTTAAGTTATTATTTGATTCCCAGTTTACTCAGTTTAAAAATATGGCGAGGTCAAGATAGAAACCCACTAATTATCAAGGAGTTTGAGAATGCTAGAAAATTACAAGAACACATGGACAGAAGCTGAGATAGAACAACTTCTACTTTTAAAAGACAGCAAAAAAACTCATGCGCAGATTGCTGAAATTTTAGGGAGAACAAAAGCATCTATTGATATCAAATATTCAAAGGTTAGAAACAACCTAAAGGAATCAAGTTGGATATGGACACACGAGGAAACTGAAACCTTGATAGCACTAGCAGAAACTTTACCGTTCACCCAATTAGTTATTCGATATAATCAACTAGCCGTTAAAAAAGGCTATCAAGAGCGAACAATATTATCCGTTCAAAATAAGTTATTAAATCTCGGACAAAGCCTAAGACCTAACAGTGGTTGGTATGGAGCCACGGCAGTTTTTATAGGACTAGGATTTTCAAGAGAAAGGATTCGTGGATGGATAAATAACGGGCTAAAACATCACTCTGAAGGCACAAGACAGTTTTACATTCGGAATGATCATTTAGTGGAATACATCCTCTCGCATCCTGATTGTTTAAACGGAATCTCAGACGATGGGGTTCGTTGGTTTATTGCTTTATTAAATGAAGACAGGGAGATGAAAAAACGTGATGGTAGACCAGAATCCGCCCGTTCATTAACCGCTTAATCTTGACCGCGCCCTTGATTGATTAATTCCATTAAACCCAACAAAGGAGATTGACATGACCGTAACAACCAAGATATTTGAAAGAGTTTTAAAAGTTGGTGAGTGGGTAGAGATTGACCCACACAAACACCGCCCATCTTATCTAATAAGAGGTACAGCATGGCGAGTTGAAAGTTTCAATGTATTAAAACAAACCTGTCAAGTAACTAACTGTAAAGAGGGAAGTTGGCACAGATCAGAAACCCTAGACTTTGAGGAGATTTCCGACTCATCCCCATTCAAAAAAACTGATATTGTGCAATTAAAAAAGGATAGCCGTTACATCGGACGGGTGATTATGTGCCGGGGGAATAAAATCAAAATTCAGTGGACGAAAGGATTGGCAGAATCCTTAGACTCGGACAAGATAAAACTATTTATTCAGATGGTCAAAGGGGAACAAATCCCCCTCGGAAATTACACTTTCCAGAAAGGCGATCATGTCAAAACTACAGACAAGAATTTTGGCAATGTAATCCTCACTGTAAAAGAATGCTTACCCTCTGGAATGGTGATGTTGAGTTCATCAAACGATCCTAATTTACTACTCCCCGGGTGTGGCTTAACAGTTGTTGAGGAGGGTTTCTAATGCCAACATTCGCAACATTATTCATGGGCGGAGGCGGTGCAGATTTGGGGTTAGAAGCCGCGGGTTTTGAGTCCATTTGGGGGATCGAACGAGATCCTAAAATTGCAGAAGTAGCACGATTAAATTTCCCCAATACCAAAGTATTCAACTCTTGTGTTGGTGAAATTCGCACTCATCTCATGGAGCGGGTTGATCTACTTTGGATGAGTCCCCCCTGCCAACAATACAGCAATGCACGGCGGGGTGATATTCCTGACCATAAAGATAAAGATGCGGGGCTTTATTGCTGTGATTATATTGCCATATTATCCCCTCGATGGGTGGTTCTCGAAAACGTCCCAGGATATGCAAAATCACCAACTTTTGAGGCGATATTGCGATCGCTAATTGATTGTGGATATCGCTATCATTGGTTAATTTTAGACGCGGCGGATCACGGGGTTCCGCAAAACCGGAAACGGTTGATTATGTGGGCAGTTAAAAATTCAGAACCCCTCCCTTATTTTCCTGAATCAAAACCTAAAAAGGGATGGTATCAAGCCATTAGTGATTTAATCCCAGAAATGCAGGATTGTGAGCTTGCGGACTGGCAGATTAAGCGATTGAATGAATTGGGATATTTGCCAGAAAAAGCCTTGATTGATATTGGTAAACAACTCATTAGACAGGCTACAGTTCGGGAGTCAAACGATCCAAGTTTTACTATCGTAGGGGGTCACTGTAATTCCCATTCTCCCATCCTATTAATCCCCCGTGCGGGAGCCTGTATTAAGAACATTTTACCGACTCCACAAAACAAGCCTTGTCCAACAATTCGAGCTATGGCGGGTGTTTCGACCCATTGGGCGGACATCGTACAGGGAAGTCAAATCAAACGGATTAGTCAAAAAGCGACGGCACGGCTGCAAACTTTTCCCGATGATTACAAATTCCCAGAATCCAAATCTTTAAGTCAACAAATAATCGGAAATGCCGTGCCGCCGTTGTTGGCGAAAGAGTTAGGTCTGGCAATCTTAAAATCAATTAATCTTTATGAAGACAACTAAAAAAGGATTTCAACCCGCCCAAAAAATTCATGCCAACGACCTCCACACATTCTCTTGTGAGTGTCTCTGGTATGATGTAGAAACCGACGAGGAACTTCTATCTGAATTATGGACAATTAAACTCGATAAAAGGCGATTCAGAACCGATGTCAGGCAGGCTATTGTCACAGGACTTATCTATTGTTTTCTCGAAACACCGGAAGCAATAGAGCGACGTATTAACAGGGTGTTTTTTTGGAATAATAAATCCCGTGCTTTTGAGCCATTAGGGGCGGTGTCTGACGCTCCGATGACCGGATCTAGTCCAGTTGATTTTGAAGCCGATCCAGTGGTGGCTTTTGAGAGATTGAAAGCCCTTTGTGTTGAGATTGAGATTGTCAAGGTTGACTCTTATACAGGTTGACTCATCCCCGGACATTTCGAGTGTCGCGGGGGTATTCCTATAAGTTGAACGTCCCTTTAGTGTAGTCTATTTCGGTTTCAAAAATAGATGGAGTCCACTAAAAAGGGGCCGGAGCCCCTTTTTAAGTTGATTACCTATTTTTAAAATTGCTAACCATATCTGGTTAGAGAATATTCCCTCTTCATCGCCTAATCGTTAATCCTTTCGGCTCCAAGGGCAGCTTTTGGCTTGCCGATCTAAACGTCGGTGATTCCACTATAGTTGTATATAATGGAAATGTCAATACATACGTTTCAATTTCTTAAATAGGTATGTCTAATTTTAGCGAAAATGTGCGAACAAAGGAGTTTAAACTCATTCTATCTTCAGAACAAGAGCGAACCCTAGAAGATTGGATGCTAGTTTGTAAGTGGGTTTGGAATCGCTCATTAGGACTGATAGAGGAATTTAACGAGTGGAACCCTTACGATAAACTGTCAAAGTCTAACGTCCCTGCAACTCCCTTGCAACGATACGACCGCAAGCTCAAGCAATGGGTACGAATTGAGATCCCAGATTGGAAGATGGGGATTGAGCGAGTCGAGAAGAAAAGGGGGTTAATCCATCCCGTTGCCATTGATGAAAATAGCCCTATTATTGACTCACTGGATTCTAAAAAGTCGGTACTATACGGGTTCCTAAAGGTATTTGGACATCAGCACCACAAGGATCGGATTGTGACTTATTTAGTTAGGGGTGAGGAGCGAAAAGTTAATTTCACCGATTGCCCGGCAAAATTCATTCAAGGTGTAGCGCATGAACTATCAAAGGCTTGGGAGGGATTTCTAGCGGGTCGCCACAGCCGTCCACGTTTCAAAACAGCTAAAGATAAGGTAATGACCTTAATCCATTACAACGCTAAGGATCTAGGCGTTAAGGACAGTAAGATCAATATTCCAAAATTGGGTTATATCGAGGTAATTGGATTTGATAAACGGTGGTATGGTTGCGATTTTAACCCGATGAAAATTTGCAAAAAAGCGTCGGGGTGGTATATACAATTAACTGCGTCCGTCCCTATCAAACAAGCCAAGAAGACAGGGTTATGTTGTGGAATTGACCCCGGACATCAGTTTGTTATGGCATTGGATAATGGTCATACTATTGAGGCTGCACAACCTTTAAAGCGATCGCTAAAACGTCTAAGGAAAATGCAGCAACAATTATCTCGCAAGTATCGAATGAACGAGGGGAAAACTAAGAATTGGGAGAAACTCAATAATAAAATTGCTAAACTTCATGAGAAAATCGCCCGTCACCGCCGATCATTCAATCACTGGCATTCTACCAATTTAATCAATTGGTTTGACGTGATTTTTGTTGAGGATTACAAACCCGCCAACGTCTACCGAAAAGCTAAAGCCAAGGCAAAATTAGACACAGAAGGAAATCCAGTGGTTGCCGAAAATGGTACAGTTATCTACGATAAAAATAGTCAAAAACGCAAACGAGGAAGTAACAGAACAGGGAGTGATGTAGCTATTGGTCAAGCTATTGATTTATTAGAAACCAAAGCAAAGGAACACGGAAAATTAGTGATTCGGGTTGATAATTGGGGAACTACTTTATGTTGTGCGAAGTGTGGACATCAAGAGAAGAAAAAGCTATCTCAACGCACTCACAAATGCTCTAATTGTGGTTATACCGTTGCTCGTGATGTCAACTCAGGACAGAACATTAAGTTAAAAGGTTTAGCTCAAATGGCAATCAATCAAGGTGTGGAATTGTCCGATAATTTCTGGTATAAATTCCTGATTAATAAAAATTCGGCAACCCCTAGCTGTTCTAAAAAGGCAACCAAGAAAAAAACCAAAAAGTCAGACACCATAACGATTCCAGATGATTTGTTTAAAAACGGGGTTCACGATTTTTTAGTTGCCGAAACCGCCAAAACTCATGCTATAATAAATCGAATGAGCTTAGGTGATTTCGATAGAAACGCCTGAAACAACTGCGGATTAAGCTCTCGCAATAGACGATTGCCTATTTTATGGATTGAAACTTCTACTAATTCGGGGGTTCCAACAGTCAGACGGCTCGCAATAGACGATTGCCTATTTTATGGATTGAAACAGGATATACACCAAACCAGAAAATTAAAGAGCTACACTCGCAATAGACGATTGCCTATTTTATGGATTGAAACACCCCGTTAGTATTGCCGTTTCCATTTGTGGTTTTACTCGCAATAGACGATTGCCTATTTTATGGATTGAAACGTAGCAGAAACGTGACGGTGGCGGTGGTGGTGGTGTCTCGCAATAGACGATTGCCTATTTTATGGATTGAAACATGCCTTGTGAACGTCATCTAAAGTATTACCCGCAACCCGCAATAGACGATTGCCTATTTTATGGATTGAAACCTCATTATCCTTAATTAATTTTTTAGCTCTATCACCCGCAATAGACGATTGCCTATTTTATGGATTGAAACGGAATATTTTATAGTTTAGGAATTGAGAATTTATGACCCGCAATAGACGATTGCCTATTTTATGGATTGAAACACCATTGATTTAAGTCCTTTAACTAGGGTTAGGAGACCCGCAATAGACGATTGCCTATTTTATGGATTGAAATAACGATTGCATTGTTTCTTGACTAATTTGATACTAGCTGACTATATTATAATTTGATCGTGGGTGAACGTCTGCTTCATGCAGTGTTGTTAAAAGATTTATTTCTTTTGACACTAGCCCACACCTTGCTTTAAAGTGTAGATCATTATATAATAATAGAAATACATCAAACAACAAAAATTATGATCAATTCTTTACGATTACTTAATTTTAAATGCTTTAAAGATCAAACTATTCCACTCAAATCCCTGACACTGTTGACAGTTAATGATTATCTTATTTCTTGACTGAAGATGCACAAAAGAGTAGGAGACTAATGGACAAATTCAAGGTTGATGTTTTATCGAAAACAGCTAATCCCCAGACAATAATGTATCTGGCTCTCCATCAGGATTATAGTGAGGATTATATATATGAAAGCCTTGATAAAACCCCTTCTGAAATTAAGTGTGGGGAGATAGCCGTTAAACGATTACTAGAGGGAAATAGAGGACACTTTGGAGTGTTAGAGCACTGCCACATCGTTTTTAGTGTGGGATATTTCCCCCATAGTGTGATGCAACAGGCAACCCGGCATAGAATAGCTAGTTTCGATGTTCAATCTGGGCGCTACTCAGGGCAGAGGATTGTTGATGTAATCAACTTCAAGAGAAGTTTAGAAGATGTTTTTTACCTCCGTCCGGTGGGGAATTACAGCGATCGCCAAGGCAAAAAATATTATTATTCACCTGAATTAAGAGAAATCCATTTACAACACTGTGTAGATGCTTGTGGTTTGTATAAACAAAACATTGAGTCTGGGATGAGTGAAGAACACGCCAGGGGTTTGATACCTTTTGATTTCCGTCAGCATTTTGTAATGAGTTGCAACTTGAGATCATTGCTTCATTTCCTTGATTTAAGATTCAAAAAAGATGCTCAATTAGAGATTCAAAAACTCTCTGAAATGATGTGGACACATACTCAAGAATGGGTTCCCCAAATTGCGGAATGGTACGAAAAGAACCGATTAGGGAAAGCTCGGCTTGCTCCCTAATTTTGCTTTCTGGAATAAGGAAAGCTGTATCGTCAGCCTCTATTATTGATCCAATACCTTATCAATTCCGAGAGGGATAGATTTCTTGAGGATGCGATCGCCTCTATCCTCTCCCTCTCAACTTCTGAAAGCCTCACCCTGACAACGGTTGGGCGGTTAAAAAGTTTTTTTGATTTAGGGGTTGACATATTTTGATTTTGTAGCTACAATAATTTAGTATAGAACACAAAAAAAGGGACGCCGCCAAATCGGGCGTAAAATATGAAAAACTCCACAATCTCTACTAAAAACCAAATCCAAAAACGGATTGATCAATTAAATAGCTTGATAGTCAAGTTTGCCCGCGTCCGAAGCCTAATTCGGAAGTGGGCTTTTGAATTGACTCAACTTGAGGGTCGGCTGGAATCCTTGAAAGCGGTGGAGATTGTGGAGAAACCAATACAGTTAACAATTTGGGACGCACCAATGGAAATAGAAGGGACAAAACAAAACCCAATAAATATCTTCTTCAAAGAGGATGACGAACTTTTGAGTCTCCATCCTCGTGAGGGATCGAAATTATGTAGCTCATGGCATTTAGCTTGCGGGGACTGGATAGACGAATCGGGGACTGAGTATGACGGTCGAGATAAACCTATTTATGAAGGTATGGAACTTAAATGGCTCCAGCTTCGAGATGGGCGTTATCAACTAGATCCGGATCTGATTCTTTTGGAAAAAGGGTGGGAATGGGATTCTCAGCAAGGGGAGCCAGTCAAAATCAAACGTTAGTCTTTAGGCTGGGCGCGACGCCTTAAATCCGCGCAAAAGTTGATGATATAAGGACAAAACAATGGCACTAAAATTTGCGGTGAAGCTATGGAATCGTTACAACGATCAAGTCACAGAAGGTTTGTATGCTGGAGGTGTAGGTGCGGACTTTTTAGCCGTCCATCCCGATGACGAATTTATCACATACAAAGACAACGAAGTCGCGGCGAGAGACGCTCTGGCATTGACCCGTAAGGGATGGAAAGCGCAAGTTGTGGAAGTAGAAACTTTATGAATGAGAAACTACTACACGCCCGATATTGGAGGGCGGACGGTACGGGAGAAAATCAAACCTCCTACGACCCCCACGGATTCGGATTAAAAACTCTTGAAACTATGGATGCTCTGATCAATAGTTTGGGATTAAAACAAGTTGATGGGATATCTTTATGTGGTGTTCTGGTCAATCATCACAAAGCCAAACTTGCAGATATTGGGCATCAAGTCCATATCGCTGCTACTTCTGAACAGTGGGAAGCTGCGAAACAATATTGGGAATCAGGAGCATTTGATTGATCAACAATTGGGAACTTGAGATCCCAAACTCCCAAAAACCCCACGATATAAGGAATTAACTATATCAAGAATACATTGGGGTGGTAGGGGTCGCAGGTTCAAATCCTGTCGCTCCGATAGAGGTAAAAGCCGGATTCTGTAAGGGATTCGGCTTTTTAGATCCACGATCCACCGCCCGTCGTTGCCAGATTTATTTCCAGATGGTGAATAATCTGTTATAACTGGGGAATAGTTACATAGGATTTTTTATGAGGCCCCAGGAATATAGACAAGAAGTTAAGGCTAGGCTCAAGCCAGAAGATAGGGAAAAATTAAAAACCCTCGTCATCGGCATGGGTTATCGTTATTGGAGACGGGAATCAGCAGAACCCGCATGGACAGAGTTTTTGGAGGCGATTACAACGGGCGATATAATTCTTTACAAAAAAGTTGAGTGAGGGTTGATATTTTAGGATAACTGGAGTAGAGTTATAAATATAAGGATACAGAGGGCAAGTGGAAATATGACAACTCAATTGGATTTATTTGGTGATCATGTTGATACTCAAGCTAAAGATCCTATTTGGATTTTAAAGAATAGACCCGCACCCGATCCAAACTCTCCTATCGTTGTTTCCTATGGTGGGGGAACCAATAGCACCGCCATGTTAATTGCAATGGTGTTGAAAGGGATTAAACCCGATTTAATCTTGTTTGCGGATACGGGGGCGGAACTCCCTGAAACCTACGACTGGGTAAACACTTTTTCTGATTGGTTAAAATCCAATAGCTTTCCAGAAGTAACCAAAGTTCGGAAGCAAAAAACCGAGCCAACCCGAGCGAGAAAATCAATAATTGTAAACTGGAAGATGAGTTACAAATCCCTCGAATGGTTTCTCTTGTCTATATATCTGGGTTTGCTATCAAATGGCAGTCAGTATTTTGAATATTCCAGCCTTTATGAGAAATGCTTGACATTGAAAACACTCCCATCTCGGACATTTAACAGGGGTGAATGTTCAATTACATGGAAAATAGAACCACAAAATCTTTATGTTGGTAATCATTATACCGATATTATTGGTGAGACAAAAATCAGAAAATTCATAGGATATCATTATAACGAGGTTTCTCGACTACTTAATAGCAAAAAGAATCCGTATGATGATGATATCTACAGATACGAATATCCTTTAATAGATTGGGAGATTACTCAAGAAAATTGTATTGCCTTGATTAAAACTATTAACCTAGGAGTGCCACCTAAGTCAAGTTGTTTTTTTTGCCCAAACCGCAAAATAAAGGAAGTTCAGGATCTAAAACAAAACCATCCTGAACTATATGATGCAGCTTGTTTTATGGAGGAGAATTTTAACAAAAAGGAAAATCAATTTGTTGGTTTGGGTCGTCACTGGAGATGGTCTGATATTGACGATTTAACTACCTTAGAACAATTAATTATTGACAACAAACAGGCATCAAGAAAATGTGCCTGTATTGACTGATTAACACAAAAACAACTCAACCTACAGCTAAGCTCTCAATTTCCAAAACCTGCAACACCCGATTTACCACCTTATTGAACACCAACTCAGATGACTGATTGGAATTAATAAGGTGGTATTTGTATCTTTTGGCAATGTCCAAATAACCCCACCTCACCCTCTCCAAAAACAAGATATTTCTTTCAATTGCATCAAGGGGTCTATTCTCTAATCTCGCCACAGCCGCCCGAATTGGTAGATCGAAAACAATCACCATATCGGGTGTTAGTCCCCCCGTGACGGCTTCATTCGCTTTGATAAGGATATTAGGGTCAATCCCGTGGCCGTAACCTTGATAGGCGAGTGTGGAGGGGGTGAAGCGATCGCATAAAACAATATCAAATTCTCCCATCTTTTCCCGAATCACATCGCAGTGCCGTCGCCGATCCTCAAGAATCAAATCTAGCTGTTCCTGGGGACTCATGGAGACGGTTTTAATCTTATTCCTACACTCATCCCCATAAGGTTCTCTCGTACTCCACACAGCCAAGCTAGTTGTTGCTTCTAAGTATTCTTTCAATCTGGACATCTGAGTGGTTTTCCCACTCCGGTCAATGCCTTCAAATACAATTATCATCTTCCTTTCATCCAATTCTTAATTAAATCATCCTTAATCATACTCTGTATGACTAATTCGATAATGTGTTCCTTGGCTTGTTCCAAGGTTAGGCTGTCAACATTTTGCCTGATTATTGCGAGTTTGAATTGTTGCTCCATCGTTAATTGTACAGGTTCCATTGTTTCCTCTTTTGATTAGTTGATTATGGACTATATTACTTCTGGACATTGCAATACTATAGAAAATTGATTCTATATATATTATATCAAAAAAACAATCGTTTTGTATCAGGGGGATACAAAATCTAAAATCGCAACACCTTAAAAAAATATTTTCAGAAACCGCTTGACATTTTAAGAAGTGGGGGGTATATTGAGAAATAAGGCAAGGGCAGAGCCGACCGCAAATCAAACTCTACCCTTGAGTGAACATCACTAAGAGGATCTTATCATGTCTCTCAACTCTAAAAAATCCCCGTTAGCAGTCCGAGTCCGCAATAGCCAAACTTTAGAGGAAGCTCTTTTCGAGGAAGGGGTTGACCTCGTGGCTGGGCGACTGGAAAACACTTTTCAGTTGAACTCACGAGATTTAACCATTGAGGAAATTGAATTTATCCAGTCCCTACCCGCCGATGGATATGATAACTTTCTTCAGTTATTGGAAGGGAAATCCCCAGGGGCTAAATACCTAGCTTGGCAGTGCTACCACGCCACAACCCGTGATAAAGAATTTGATTTAGCTCAAACAAAGAAAGACTGGGCGGCTGTCAAAGAGTTAAGATACTGGGCAAAATCCAGAACTGAAGATTTAAAAGCCTGTGGGTTGGGTTATGACGAGTATCTGACTGAAGGTGGATGGACATTCTCATCGCACGTTCGCTACTATAACCACGAAGTTGAGGCAACTCGATTTCATACTTGTGCTGAAACACTTTTAAATATTGGCATCCGCTTTGATTGGCAAGCAGAACGGTTTGTAAACCTCTACAAAGAGGTTATGAATGGCAGTCGGTCATGGCGTAGCTGCTATCAAGTAAGTCAAGAAAAAGTTTTAGCAATTGCCACAACCCCTAACTTTAATCGGCTCCCGCTATGGGTCAAAAAGGCAATGGTTAACGCCGATGCCTTTGAAGTCAACTCCGACCGGATCGGAAATATTTGGCGGTTAAAGCACTGCGCCCGTGCCTGGAAATGGTGTGGCAATCTTCCCAAGGCGATTGCCGAACGGGTTGGACGGATGCCAGTTAAAAGCCGTTTCTTGGCTAAATTGGCATGGGATGAAATCGTGGGGGATGACCGCGCAGGTTGGTCATTTTTTCACGGCCATGAGTGGCAACATTGGAATCGTCAGAATTTAACAAGTGAGTTTTGGTTGAAATTCCGCGAGTTTGAACAGATGAACTTCGGTCAATTATTGCCCTATATCATGGGTTACAAAAACTATTCCCGTGATTATGCAATCAAATCGTACTGCCAAACCCTTTTAGAAGTTGCTTTAGAACTTCCCCATGAAGCACTTCCCTGGAATGACCTTAAATGGTCAAAAAACCAAGACCAACTACTACTGGGGTTAATTGATTTTCTATCACCTGCAAAAGCCTGTGAACACCTGTTCGGTACAACAGGGAAGGCTACGGTTAAAGCATTTCAAAATAGCTCCCCCACACCCCGTAAATGGGCGATGGTATTGGTCAATAATAATGCTGACCTACTTCAAAAATATCTCAATTTACCTGAATCATCCGTTATCGGATTCCAGGAGGATGCGATCGCTTTCTTGAAATCACTTTCCCCTGAAGTGGCTTTGAGAATGCTGCAAACCACCACGTTCAAAGTACGGGGTGAAGTAAATAACGTTGATTCCAATTTAGTCCGTGATGCGGGCTATCTTTGGAAACAGCTTAATGAAGATGGAACGGGCGCACCGGAATTGGGACGGGTGCGGTGCTGGCTAACTGTTCACGAAACACTAGCTAAAGAATACGTCCGGCGTCAGCCGGACTATGAGCTAAAAGTTAACCCCGATTTTAAACGGGTTCAAGGACTCTGTGCTGTTGACGGTTCATGGGAATTGGAAATCCCAACCTGCAATGCCCAACTCAAGCTATGGGGTGAGCAGTTGAGCCACTGCATAGGAGGCTATGGTCAAGCTGTTAACTCCGGTCGCTCTATCATCCTTGCAGTTCGGGAGCAGGGGCGGGTGACTCATACAATTGAGATGACTCCTAGCGGGAAATTCTATGGTTGCCAACAGTTCTACGGGTATCGAAATAGTGAACCCCCATCAGCATTAAGAACGTCTATTTTACGGACATTGGGCGACGCGAATCTTTATAATTTTCACTCCGCTCAAAGATGGTAGTCAAAACGGGGCTAACCATTGCAGATTGGGATTAGCCCCGTTGTACAGATGACAGACTAAAAAGGACAAAACTATGGAAACTCAACAAATCATTTCAATCATTCTCGAATCCCTCCTTGGTATCGGATGCGGCATTCTTGCAGCCTATTTACTTCGTAAATTCAATTAACAAAGGAAACCACCATGAATATTGATAATTACTCGGAAATCTTAAAACAAGCGTTTGAATTGGGGAAACAAAAACACCCCGAATCACCCAATCAACATCATGCAGCTTTCGCCAACTCGGTCGCCTGTTTTGTGACAGGAGCGAGTGGTGGCTATGGGGGGCCGTCAGTCCGTGAACATACATCCGAAAGAATGGGAAGCCGCGAGAAACGCATGGGGAAATGGACTTTTGAAGATGCAGTCAAGTTTTGTGATAGCCCGTGCTATGGGGAGTTAACGGATTATCACAAGGAAGTCTTCAAAGTTGAGCATTGCTTTGAAGACACAAAGGAGGATCTGGAAATTCTCCAAGGTCGATTTCCTGATTAAGAAATGCCAGGTGTGCAATATCTCACTCTCCACTCAAAACCGTTCGGGATATTGCAAAAAACATCGAGAGCATAGTCCTAGTCGCAAGGCTAGAAAAAATCACAAATACAGATAGAGAGAAGCCCTCCATTTTTAACTCGTGGAGGGCTTTTTAGTTTAATTTAGACTCAGTAAAAATAATTCCTGTTCAGCTATCAATTCCCAGTCAGATCGGTCTTCTGTGAGCCAGTCAATGGTCGCTGAATAGGCTTTGAAAAATTTGTCGCGCTTTTCCTCTAGGGTTAATGTTTGCTGTCCAAACGCTATTCTGAAATAATCCTCAAGGGACACATCGACAATGGCATCCAGTAACGCCTCGGCTTCAGGTCTTTCCTTCTTTGCTGCAAAAACAATTAATTTTCTGAAGTCAAGGAGACTAAGTGTTTTTGCTTCAGTCCCACCGCCATTGATAGAGTTTAGCTGCACAGGTTTTTCAGACCCGGTGAACCCCTTATCCTGCAAGGCTTTTAGCGGTTTTCCCTTGAGTTGTCCTACCCAGTCTTTTCCGTACCCCACGGCGATCGCGGCTCCGACCTTCCCAACCCTAAACTCACCATCTGGCAACAAATACCCGTCAACTTCGACACCCTCACAAAACTTGACAGTTGCACGCTCGGCTCTGATAATATTATTCATGTGGCTATTTCCTAATTAATAGTTACCTCCCCTGGGTATTTCCGTACCGCGAGGGGATTTATTAATTGTATCCTATTTATTAGGGATGTCCAAATGCTAACGTTCAAATATTGTGATAAAATAGAAAGACAACACAAGGCACAATACTAATGAAATACTATTTTGATACCGAATTTATTGAAGACGGAAAGACCATCGATCTAATCTCCATCGGAATCGTTGCAGCCGATGGTAGAGAATATTATGCAATTAATGAAAATTGTGATTTTTCCAAAGCTAGTGACTGGGTTAAAGAAAATGTAATTAAGAAATTACAGGAGAAATATCCCCAACCGCCGTGGGAAAATGGCTCTTTAGATAAGTGGGAAAAATCAAAGTCATGGAAACCTAAAAGTCAAATTAAAGAAGATGTCGCTTTATTCCTTGGTTGTCGCCATTCCTTTTATATTCCTAACCCTAAAAACTGGATTGAAAAACAATATTGGAAACTTCCTTTTGTAAACATAGAAACTAAAGTTGAATACATATTAGAAAAAGACACACCCAAACCAGAAATTTGGGCTTATTATGCCGATTATGATTGGGTTGCCTTTTGTCAATTGTTTGGCACTATGATGGATTTACCAAAAGGTTTCCCCATGTACTGCCGAGACATAAAACAACTCTGTGATGAACTTGGCAACCCCAAGTTACCAGAACAAGGGAAAGGAGAGCATAACGCTTTAGAAGATGCTAGATGGAACAGAAACGCCTATTTGTGGTTAAGAAATTATCAAATTAATGGAGTCCAATGATAAAACAAATAACCGGATTTACAAGACAAGAGGCAATTCAGTTAACTAACTGCACATCAAGCCGAATTGCTTACCTAGAAAAGATAGGGTTAGTAATTCCAACACGTCACGGAACAATTGGTGGCAAACCCACGGTTATATTTAGCTATGGGCAACTATTGGGGATTCAAGCTGTTCGGGAATTAAGGCTAGAGGAAGTACCATTGTTAACGGTAAAAAGACTTGTCACCTTTTTAGAAAATGCCAATCATGCTGATATTTCAAAAGATAAATTATTGATCGCAATGAACGAAGATATTTTCTGGGTTCAAAATGATTGGTCTGATTTTGCCACAAATATGCCAAAAAGTCTCAAGAAAGCCAGTAAGGAAAATAAGAATATTTCTTGGTACACATTGATAGTAATTCCAATTGGAGATATTATTAATGCGATTTTTAATATGGCTAAAAATTCAGAAGCAATTAATCTTCAGGATTTTCAACAAAGGATTAATAATTAAGCAATATCAATCCTAGCTAATTAATTAACTCCCTGCTCTCAACTTTCCTAATTCTTGTGGGTGATACAACATTAACTCTTTAAATTGTTAGTAAATATCTTTCTGTGTTTTTAAATCTTTAAATTTATCCTCTAAACATGGAACTGTGTTTTTTATGATATTAACCAACTGTGGAGACAGATTGAATCGCTTGGTATTTATTTCAATACTTTTTTCTATATCTCCATCAGCATGACGTTTACACGCCGCACACCAATCAATCAACATCTCAAGTATGTCAAAAAGGTTCATGTTATTTATTGAGCTTTGATGCTCATTTTGCTTTTGAATCAGATAATTTTCAACCTGCTCATACCCAAAAATATCATCAGGCATTATACAGCCATTCTTTATAGCCCATTGGGTTGTAAGAATATGATTGTTAATAACATTGCTAGGTTTTCTTGACTCAAAAAACTCAGGGTGATGCCTATTGTTTTCATAGTGATGCCCTAGCGCACTATTTAACATTTCCTTTCGTTGGTTCTCATATTCCTCAGAACCGTAGGTCAACCCCTCTAATTTATGAGTAATCTCTGCAAACATTTCCCACTCAGGGGATGATAACTTACTCCTATCATGGGTGACTGCTCTTTTCATCAACTCAATCTGTGCCGAGGTTAGTAACCGGACAACTAAATCAATATGTTCCCATGTTTTTCTTAGAGCGTCTTCAGTCATATTGTTGTTACTGTTTCGAGATTTACAATTGCCTATCAATATTATAATACAAACCCAATATCTTCACCAATAAAAATAACCCAACAATTAATAAATCATCGGGTGTGTTGTCCAATTTTAATCAGTGTGCATTATTATTATAGCACCCTATTCAAAGGTTTTCTTTCTGGAAATAAATCTTTAATTGACCTGACAGCATCAATATAAGACTTACCGAGGTATGTTCCATTCTCTCCAAAACTAACAGGGATATCAGAAACCGCCCACCACCCAGACCGACTTCTGAACTCAATATACCAATAACCATAGTTGGTATTTTCTCCCGTTGTTTGGGATATTAAATTATTTAATTGTTCTGTTTTTGTTTGCATTCGCAACATCATTTCCTCTCTAATTTTCCCTTGAAGTTCCCAGATATCTTTTTTTATAATGTCGTTCATCTGATTAGCTAATCTCATCTTGTACCCTGAATCCGTAGTAGCATTCTCGTACTCGGTTATTAAATTTTTTAATGCTTCCGTATCCATCATCCCACCTCAAAAGTAACAACATTCCACTTCAATTCTACCTGTAATTCTACCTGTAATTTTACCTGTTCTGATATCCATTTGTCCATACACGAATTAATAAAAACAGGATAATCATTACGAGATTGTAGCCATTGTTTAGGATACTTAACTTTCAATTCCTTAATCGTGAAAGTTTCCTCGGATACGGTAACTTCACGATCCAATGCAATCAGTTTAATTTTAGTTGAATTATTCATAATAAAAAGGGACTGGGTTGTGTTGGTGTTGCATTAAATACAATCTAATGCCCTCCCGGGCAAGAGATTGTCTCAGGTTTGATTGCCGTCGTTAGTGTTTGAATTACTTGCATTGGTAGATACCCCTTTTAACTTCTTTATTATTGCAATAGCTTTTTGATGTTCCGAAGCTAAGTGTTGATATTTTTCTTGAATATTTACTAATTGTTCAGAAAAATTAGAGTTAGTTTTCTCCTGTAGCGCGGCTATCTTTTCCCTGAGTTCGTTGTTTTCAACCTCAAGCCTGTTTAAATCATTCTCCCTATAATTAGCCTCCCTCTGAAGGCTTTTAATTTCACTTTGTAATTCAACTATAACCTTGATGTTTTTGGTATCAAAAATTCTATTGATAGCAATACCAATTACACTACTACCACCCAACAGAACGGTAATCAAACCAAATACTGATTGAATCGTTTGGTCTGTAGTAGCTGTTGTTGTATTTGATTGGAGAATAACATGAAAAAAAGACATCAACATTTTGATTACGAGGGTAATTAACTTTTGTAGGCATATTTAATTGATAACATAATCTCTGCAAGCATTGAAGAAAACACCCCGCAAGCCAAGGAAGATATACTGCCATTTTGCTTGATTCCTACAGACAAAAAGAAAACTACTATAAACAATACTGAAATGATGTGGCAGATATTTAAAAGAATATAGCAAGCAGTCCAAACAGAGGAGCTAATTTCACTACTAAACTCTTTCTTGAACTTGTAGACGAAACACCAACAAATTATCCCGCCAATCCCCACCCCAAGGGTGATAGCGTTTAAAAAATCAATACTCTCATTTATCCATCCAATAGATGTTTCTAATGGGGTAAAAATCATTCCAAACAATCCGACCAGAATCATCACCAGGAAATGATGATTAAAAAATAATGCCTGAACTATATATTTAATTCTAAAAACAGGGCGTGGCATATTGCAATATTTACCCCCTCTTTCTAAAATCGTAAGACTCACCCTCTTTTTTTCGCTCTTTGAGTTTTTTGCTACGTTCATAGTGATGCCCCAATACAAGGAATAGCGATAAAAAACTTATAATAATTTGAATTATTAAAGTTGATATTTTCATATTATCAAACTTGTCATAACCTATCTTGTTAAAGCTGTCAAACAATAACATCAATCCGTTATTTATCAACAGAGTAGATGACAAGTATTGATTCAACTTTCGGTTATCAAATATCAAGGAAAATCCATTAATAATAGAAATCAGTCCGGCAAAGAAAAGCAAGAAGGCATAACCGGACTGATTAAACGGGAGCGAAAAAATTGATATTGATATCATTCTATTGGTGTTAATGGGTTGTTTTTTGACGCTTCAATTGCAGCTAGTTCTGCCGCTTTTCTGGTGGCTATTATTCCCATTGCCTTAGTAACCAAAGCAATTTTTATCCATTCCATCCGCTCTGAAAATCCAGGAAACTCGACTTCTAATTCATTGGGTGTTCCCAAGTTTAAGATACCTTCACCTGGGCTTGTTCCTAATACTTCTCCAGTCTCAAGATTGACAATTGAATACTGGTGGCACAATTCAATTGCAACATCCAACAAAATCCCACTCACGGGAATCTGTTGGCTTTGCAATACAAAAAAATGGTCTTTTTTTTCAATAGTCATGATTTTATGCCGTGTAAATTATTGTGATAGTTAGTGGTTTTGAAAGAATATTATAACTATTGGTGGGGTGGTTATAAATATATACACCAGCCATCCCGTTTTCAAGAAAGTCAAATTGACAACCAGGACGCTGTTGATGCCCACTAGGAATAAGCTCGCCAATAGAAGTAAGTTCTGCTGAAGCATTTTTTACCATTACATATACAGAGACTACTTTTGTTGACGGCACATGGTAAGCGTAACCAGCCAAACCCCCTTGAGTTGCTGCCGTAGTCCCCGTTAAAACTTTAATCTTAATCCCTGGATGACTTGCATCACCACCTAAAGAACTAAACCCACCAACATATTGATTTCCCTGAACCCCTTGACCTCCTGCAACTCTACTTGCTCCCGTGGTGGGAGATGTTGAAGGTGTTGCGCTAGTTGAAATCAAGTCCCCTGTGATAGTCCCACCAGTCAGAGGTAGGTAAGCTGCGGGTAATCGGGCTGCGTTGATGGTTCCAGTTGAGATATTTGAAGCATTTAAAGCTGTTAATGCCGTCCCAACCCCAGAAAAAGAAGTAGCGATCAATGCCCCTGTTAAAGTTCCACCCGCCAATGAAAGATAGGAATTAATATCAATAGAATAAGTCCCATCCCCTGTTTTTTTTAGGAATCCTGGGGTGTCGGATAGCGATTGAAGGGCAATTAATTCATTCCCGATACTGTTAGTTGAAACCGCAGTTACTTGACCCTTAGCATTGACAGTAATAGCAGGAATTGAACTAGCACTACCGAAAGAACCAGCATTACTATTGACCGTTGCCAGTGTTATCGCACTTGTAACATTGGCTGAACCATCAAAAGATATTGAATAACTTGCATCCCCCGTTGTTGTAATTGTCCGTGGCGTGCTTAGTTTTAAAGCCTCTCCCGCAGTAGCAGAACTCGATATCTCAACATAAACAGAACCCGACCATCGGTAAACTTTATTAGTCGTTTCATCAACGTAAATCTTTCCAGTTTCACCCGTACCTGGGAACCCGGCAAGGTTTGTATAACTCAGGACATCATCAACATAAGACGGTAAAAGCCCGGATGAAATTGTGCCAGACGCGGCGTTTAAACTTGTTAAAACTTCGTTGCCAGTAGACGCGATCGCACCAACATCAGAAGCGGTTAAACTAATCTGAGCTTTAGGAACCTTGGTATTTGAATCCAAGGTAGCCACACCATTAGCCATTGCTTTCTCTAATTGCAAAACAATCAAAGAATAATCAATATCCGAAAACATTCCCATGTTAATATCCTCTCACTAATCGGACTGATTTACCACTAGGAATTACCAACTCAATAGCGGGGTATAGAACATTATTAATGGCTTCAAAGTTTAGATTTTCACCGGATGAAAATGTTAATCCATTAATAGTTACATCCCCTACGAGTACCTTTAAATAAATGAAATAACTACCAGTTGCAATTGTTGTATTTGTTGTTAGTAATCTACAATCTAACCCGGCGGTTATTGTTGGTAAAGAGACTGGGACTCTACCACTTGATAAAGATGGAAGTTTGGCGTTGATCGCCGTTGACGTGGCTTCTGTTGCGAGTGTGGAGGTGTCAGTAAAACCACCATTAACACCAGTAAAACAACTCAATACGGCGTTGTATTTTAATGCGGCTTGGTAGGCTGCATTTTCGCTTAATTGCATTTGCTCATCTAAGGCAACTAAGAGACTGTTTAGATTTGTCTGAGCTTCGACTGATAATGAC